AACAATATATCACAGGGAAATTTTTACAGTACAATTCAAAAAGGATCTCTGACATTTATTGTAAATGATGATATAAATCTTTCTTCGTCAATCGGATCAAGTACAATATCTACATTTGATGATCAATTATTGTCTACAGTAAATGGCAATATTGAATTAAGAACAGAAACAACAAGAAGTTCATATAATGTATCATCTATAACAAATTCAACCGGAGGATTATTACAAATAACTACAAATTTAAATCATAATTTGAAATCAGGTGATGTTATAACATTATCTAGCACTGGATCAATAGATAATAATTATACAGTTGGTAGTATAATCTCGACCAATTCTTTTTTATTGACATCTGATGTAGGGTTATCTTCAAATATAACAAAAGGTTCATTTATAAAAAAGTTGAACAACAATATATTATTAAACACGCTTTCTTTTGTACAGATACCAACCAACACAAAATTATCTTTTGGAACTACAAACAATTCCATTTCAGGAAATGCAACGAATTTATTAATAAGCAGTTTTGGTGATACTGTTTTTTCTACACCTACATCTAGTTCATTAATAATTCCTAAAACAACACCTATAAATTTTGCGGTACAAGATAATTCAGGAGCGTTTGTAACAACTGGTAATTATATAAACTATGATAACAATGGAATCAATATAGTTGGCAGTAATAAAATTAATTTATCCGGTACATTAACACAAATAAATTCGACAAATACACGATTTTATGATCCAATTTTAACATTAGCTGATTATTCATTATCATCAAGTGATTCCAAAGATAGAGGTATTGAATATAGATATTATAGTTCAACCGGATCTATGAAACTAGGTTGGTTTGGATATAAAGCAGCTTCTAACAAGTTTACTTTTATACCAGATGCGACAAACACAAATGAATTAATATCCGGTGTTCCTGGTGAATTTGAAATTGGTGACATTAGTGCAAATAATATTACATTGTCGGGAGGTGGTAATTTTAATTTAAACTGTGGAAGTTTACTTAATGTAAATACTATAACTGGATGTTCTGGGTTTTTAAATTTAATATCAAGTAATACTTTAAATATCACATCTGGTAATGTTAACGTGTCAAGTAATACTAGAATATCATTATTAGCGAAAAACGATATATATATTCCAAAAAACATACCTATAACGATAAGTAGTTCTGGAAGTAATATCGTAGAAGTAACTAGTGGCAATCTAAAATTAACAAGTTTTAAAAATTTAGAAATATTAGTTCAAACTAAAGGTTCATTAATTTTACCAACCGAATCATACATTTCATTTGATGGAAGTTCAATCGGATCACAACGTATTTTGTCAAATACATCTGGTGATTTAATTATGACATCAAATAAAAATATATACATTACCACAACATCTGGTAATGTCGTATTATCAAATAATAATAATAATACCGGGTCATCTGCCAGTTTACAACTTGGCGATCAAAGTCAAATTATTTATGGCAATACATCAGGTATAAATATTATATCAAATAATTTTGGAAGTGCGTTGACCTTGGTTGCTTATAACAATGCAAATTTAACTAGTTCATTTGGAAATTTGAATTTGTCCAGTTATTCAGGTGACATCAATTTATACACCACAGGAGGTAATGTTAGAGTTTCACCGCAAAAATATTTAGTATTTGGTATTTCAGGAACTGCTAATAGTATAAGATCAGATTCGACCGGTAATTTAATCTTGAATGGAAGTAATAGTAACGCAATAAATTTAAAAAATATATCCGATATTAATTTAGAAGCAAAGTCAAATGTAAATATTTCATCTGGTACATTTTTAAATTTATCATCTGAAAAATCAAGATACCTTACTGCAGATACTACATCTAATTTACTAATTATGAATAGTGTAGGAAACCTTAATTTAAGTTCCAAAAATACTTTTATTTCAAATAATTTAGGTGGGACCTTGGGTACTTTAAATATAGTAAATGGTGAAAATTATATTTCAACAAATATTTTTACAGTAACTGGTACAGTTGGTAGTGTGTCCAGATTATATACTGAAAATTTAAAAATACAAGACCCTATTATAACATTAGCCGACAATGCACCCCTATTAAATGATTCTTTAGATAGAGGTATCGAATACAAATATACTTCAAAATTAGGTTGGTTTGGCTGGAAAAACACAACAGGTAGATTTACATACTATTCAGAAGCGACTAATGCGAATGAAATTGTAACAGGGGTTTTAGGTAATGCAGAATTTGACAGTCTTTATTTAAAAAATAATTTAGCATTTAGTAATGCCGCGCAAATAGATTTACAATGTGGTAATATTGTTAATCTAAATACTATTAAAGGTTGTAGCGGTATTGTAAATATTGCTGGAACAAATAATGTCAATGTAAGCGGTAATAATATAATGTTGACAGCTGGTGCAAAGGTCCAATTACCATACGATGTACCATTAAGTTTTGGATCAACATCAAATTCAATATCAGCAAATTCTAATGGAACTATGACGTTAACTGCATTAGGCGGCTCTGGAACGATTGTTTTAAATTCAAATGTTCAAATCAATGGAACTACAACAAACGTATATAGTACTATTACAAATATACAAGATCCTATTATTTCATTAGGTGGCGTAATTGGAAATGTAATCAATGATCAAAAAGATAGAGGTATAGAGTTTAAATGGAATTTAAATGGTCAAAAAACTGGGTTTTTCGGGTGGAAATACAATCAAAGTAGGTTTGTATTTATAAAGGATGGAGTTAATACAGATGAAGTATTTTCGGGTGCGTACGGAGATGCTCAATTCGGCAATGGTTATTTTACAAACTTGGATTTGGCAAACGGGACAATTTCAAATGTTAAAACAATTTCCGGTACAGATTTATCATTAGTTTCAAATAATATAAATCTTAGTTCAGGTAATGTAAATCTACCTTTTAATTCAAAAATAAATTTTGGAAATACAACAAATTCTATATACACCAATACATCTGGTAATATGTTTATATCTACTACAAGAGATTTATCACTTACATCACAGACAGGAAATATTGCGTTTATTGTTAATACATCAGGAAATTCGAATGTATCTATACCTCAAAATGTACCATTATATTTTGGTAATACAAGTTCAGGTACATTTATATCAAATAATACAAGTAATAATTTGGTGGTTTCAAATTCTTTAGGAAATATAGACTTTTATCCTAAAAATTCAACTGGTAGTATAAATATTCCAAATAATACTTATTTAAATTTTGGCTCTACACAAAATAGTTTGTTAAGTGACGGTACCCAATTATTAATAAATGGATACAATGGTGTAAATATAAACACGTCCAATTTTAATATATCCGGCAATGTAAATATTATAGGTACAATAACAGCAGCTGTAAATACTGATTTTGATATTAATAGATATATATTACCATTAGGGACATCACAGATATTGGATATACAATCCATCACTAGCTATAATTTAACAACGCAAGGTAATATAAAAATAACTACCGTACAACCCCATAATTTTTCAATAGGTGATTCTGTTAAAATAATGAATTCTACAAGTATACCTACAATTGACGGTACGTATTTAGTTACTTATACACCGTCAAATAATGAGTTTGTTATATCTGGACAAAACATTACTTCAGGCGGAACCGGCGGTACTGTAAAAAGTAATTTAACAACATACCAAGGAAAAGATGTAGGTATACAAGTTAATTATTGGTCAACGACTAGTTCCCCTAGTATAACATCTGGATCAATTGGATATAAAACTGGGTTTTTTGGGTTTAAAAATTCGACGGAGCGATGGACGTTTTATAAAAATGCAACTATAAGCAATAACGTTGTTACAGGATCTTTAAGTGATATAGAAGTTAATAAAGTTTTTACAAGTCGTATTAGCGGGTTTATACTGGAAGGTGGTGTTTCAGCCGGGTCAAATTCTGTTGCGGGTAGTAATTTCCAAATATCTGGTGGTGCAATAAATGGAACGCCTATAGGTACTAATACTGCTCAAACTGGTAGGTTTACACAATTAAGTAATACGGTATCTGCTAGTTTACAAAATGTAACGTTTAATAGTTCTATTGCTTATACATTTGAACGATATACTTTATCATCTGGTGGTTTGCAAACAAGAAACCCTAGTACATCATACGTCGTTTCAATGTTTTCTGTATCTGGTCCTAGTTATACAAGTTCATCTGGTACAATGCCATCTAGTAGTGCAAGTATACAAGATGGTACATTTAAAATATTAGTTTGTAATTCTATGGGATTGAACTCTTCACACACTATATTTTTTGGAACAAACAAGTTAATTACACCTAACCCTATAAATTCGAATGCGCAAGCTACAAAAATAACTTTTAAAAGACAAGGGCAATCTGCTCAAATAATATTTGATTCTCAAGGTGATAGTGGTCAAGGGTGTTGGATCCTATTGTCGAATGGTGTTTATGTTTCTTGAATTTTGTAATTTATTTTTATTAAATTTACATAATATAATTTTATCAATGTATAGTATATGAATAAAATCAATTTAACATTCTTGAAACATTCATTGAGAAACATTGATACAATTGATAAAATGGATGAATTTTGTAAAAGTAGAAAACAAATATGTCAAGATAATAAACAAGAAGTTTGTAGACAGATTTTGAAATTAAGTGGATATACAAATTTATCTAGTAATGTTAATTTTTGCAAAATCTATAAAGAATTGGCCGATTTTGCTAATTCATTAGATAAATCAGCATTATCAAAGGTTAGTTATATAAGTATGGTACCTGACTTGTATCAATTAATTATATACAGCGCCAGTAAAGATTTAATTAATTTTTTAGATAAAAACTTGGATAAAAACGTATACAATATAAAACAAGATTATGATCTTATACAAATGGTCTTGAAAACTAAAAGTATTAATATATGGGAAAGTCCAGTAAACAATAGTATACAAAATAGCCCAACAAAAATATCACCACGTTAACGTTCACGTAAATTAACGTTCAAGTAAATTAACGTATTACATATCGTTTGTAATATAGTTTTATTATATATTCTTTTTATAATGGATAAAAAGAATCAACAAAACAAACCAATAGGATTTTTACAAGAAAACTTTCATTCTGAAGTATTAGATTTTTTATTTGAATTATTTAGTCATTTAAACAACAATCAACAATTAATTTTATACAATGACGTGGATAAATATGATAACAAGTCAAATTACTTGAAGAAATATAAAAATTTAAGTGTAAAATCACTTGATTATTTCCTTCCAGATTTAACAAACAAACATTGTGAAAAAATCATTGTAGTTTCATATGATAATATAATTCATTTAAACTTGTTATCAATGTATAAAAACGACTTGTTATTCATTTCACATAGCAAAAAACACGTAGATGAATTAGAAAATTTAGGCTTAAATTACTTTGCATTAACCCCATTATTATCTAAAATACACATGTTACCTATTGTTAAAAACATTTATAACACAACTAAAAATCCTGATTTTAATATTTTAAACGTAGACATTTTAAACGACATTAAATCTAAAAAATCCAAATTTGAAATAATATCAATGGTTGGATATTTCTTGAAAAATAATAAAAACATAGAATTAGTGCGTCAATTGATGATGTCGAATAATGTAATTTTGATCTTGTTTATCCCAGAAGTTACAATAGAAGTCAAGACATTAATAAACGAATTTCCAGATAAAATTTTTGCTGCTGTGAATTTACCTTCTGAACAAATACAATACAATATAGAATTTTTAGATATAAAATATATATTGTTCTCACCCTCAAAGGATTCCGTTCATTATAAAGAATCTTGGTCTGGAAGTATTGCATTCGGATTTAATAATAACTTGTGTCTTATTGTACCAGAATCACTTGCTAATATGTATAATATTAATAATAACGCATTAATCACATATACAGACAATGATCCTATAATTGATTCTAAAAACATTATTGAAAAATTAAAAAATAATAATCAAAAAGATTATATATCAGAATTACAAAAAACAAGAAATCAAATATTTGATCAAAACTGTTTAATGATAAACAGATTAATAAATACAAAATACAATTATACAACATTTCATTACGGCGAAATCATTTTAGAACCATACGATTTTGATTTTAAAAATACAATTTTTGATTTTAAAAATACAATTTTAGATTGTAAATTTTTTATTAATTTTGTAAAAGAAAACAATATAGACATAAAAGACACTATAATTATAGATACAAATTCTAATTTTGGAAATTTTGGGTTAAAAATTCTAGATTCTTATGAAAAATGCACAGTATATAATTTTGAAAAAAATATAGAAAGGGCAAAATTACAAAAACAATCTTTTATAATTAATGGACATCTTGATCGATTTAAAATATACAACAATCATATCGGTGACACATTAAGTAGTGATGTAAACATTGATGGAATTACATTAGATATGTTTACAATTGATTCATTTTCATTTAATAAAAAGATTAGTATTATAAAAATAGATTCAAATCTTCAAAATACTATCTTGAACGGGTCATTAAATACAATAAACAAATATAAACCTATAATAATAATAACAGATATCAAAGGTGAACTTTTATCAAATAGTATGTTATTAAATATGGGTTATAATTATTTATATAATAACAATTGTATAATTTATCATTAAATTTCAGGTCTAATTTCATTAAAAAGATTATCAACGGCTTGTTCATCTCTTAAATCGCATATTTTACAACAAGCACAACAAAATAGTTTCACCGCAAATCCAAATACAGATCCAAATACAGATCCAAATACAGATCCAAATACAGATCCAAATACAGATCCAAATACAGATCCAAATACAGATCTAAATACAGATCCAAATACAGATCTAAATACAGATCTAAATGCTTCAGTTGTAATAACCAGTTCAAACTTTATTAACACCAAAACCAGATTATACAATGATTTATTACTTATATTTTCAGCAATTTCTGGATTATATATGGATATTTATAGTATAGATCCAAAAAATGCACAAAATGTTTAAAATAATTTAGACATATTAAGAAATTAATTTTATTTGTATAATATATAACAATATGGAACAAATTGGGAGTGGTGTTAGAAGATTATCTTATACTCATCGTAAATTTAATAGTCTAAAAAAAAGTTTATCAAAAACTAAAAATGCAACTAAACGTAAACAAATTAGCAAAAAATTAAAAAACATGATCAAAAAGCAATCAAGTATGCTTCGTGCATTTGATAAAATACATTCAAGGAAACGTTCAACAAGAAAACAAAGAGCAGGTGTTGTTTCTCCAAATTTACCATCAGCTAAACAATTTTTACCAGGAACAAAAAAAAAAGTAGATGGTAAAACTTATATGGTAGTTGGTAGTTATAATAATTTTGGTAAAATATTAAAATCTACACAACATTGGACAAAACTTACAAATAGTAATAGAAAATATTTAGATACAAAAAATACAGTTGCAAAATTACATAAATCAAAGTCTAAACTTTCAACAAGAAAACGTTCAACAAGAAAACGTGTCTCTAGAAAACGTGTATCTAGAAAACGTTCAACAAGAAAACGTTCAACAAGAAAACGTTCAACAAGAAAACGTGTCTCTAGAAAACGTGTCTCTAGAAAATAAGTCTAAGAAACGTTCAACCAAACGACATTCTTTTTCGATCAAAAAATACTCCAAGTAAAAATAAAAGATCACCTAAACCATTAAAACACAATAGACCCAGTCCAGCTGTTTCTGCAACTGAATACGCTATAGGCACAGTTAAAACAGGTAATCATTAAAAAATTAAAAAATAATAATCAAAAAGATTATATATCAGAATTACAAAAACAATCTTATATAGAAAAAGGTTTTGAAATATCTTGAACTCTTCCCATTGATAATTGAGGTCTTTGATCAAATCCGTTAATAACTAATCTACAATTTACTTCTTTTAATACATCAATTATTTTTTTAGATCCAGAATTAAATTTGGTAGATCCATCTGGTGATTTTGTAGAATTTTTATCAATAAATTCCAATAAACACGCTGTAAAAGCTCCTTGTGATTGATTTCGTATAAACGCGTCAGCTGATGTTTGTGGATCCAAACAACCAGAAAACATGTAAACGTCACCTATTGTTAATTTACTTTTTTCATTAGAAAAATTATATTGATCAGACCATTCAGATGATATATAATCTATATTTTTTCTTATAGAACCGTTCTTATATGCCGATTTACATTCAAAATTATATTGTAAATCAAACATTGTTCCACTATGACAACAATCAGTAAAAGCCCATAAAGTAACACCAACTGGTATAACAGCAGCCAAATTTGAAAACAACCAGTCATCTGTTATAATACCTTTTGTAGTGTAATCTAATGGTACTAATACACTATCTTTTCCATCAGTCTCATCACCTGATTTATCTGCGATTTCAGATCCGTGTCCTGAATAATAAAAAAACAAAGTATCACCTGACTTACAATTTAAACTTAGCGCTTTTATTTTTTCTTCAATGTTTTGTCTTGTAGGAGGTGTGCTCGATTTTTCAGTTAATACTGTAACATCATTTTGATTATAACCACATCTGTTTATTAGTATATTACTAATATTTGTAATATCATTTATACAACCAGCTAATTCATTTGCTGTACCTATATAATTAATTCCAACTAACAATGCGCGTTTCATTTTGTTTAATATGTTTAAATAAAATAAAATTGAATAATTTAAAAAAAATAAATAAATTGAACACTAAATAAATTGAGCATATGACTAAAGAATACTATCAAGATACTTTTGAAGAATACGATTACATATACAATTACATATATGATCGTGTTAAAACACCTTCTAAAAAAATAAAAAAAAAGATTTACACTTCTAAACACGTCCGTATTCAACAATCAAAAATTAAATAATAATTACATTTTGTTATTTACATTTTGTTAATTACATTTTGTTATTTAAAAATATGCTTTTTTATTTTTTAAATAATGTTACTTTTAAAACAAATCCTTATAACGCAAAGTATATTTGCTTTATGTATAAATAGTACGGAAACTGCAAAAAGTACAATTAGTACAACAAAACTTACAACAACTACAAAAAGTACAACAAGTATGATAATTAAAACTACAACAAAGTCTACAACAAAAAGTACAATTAGTACAACAAAAAGTACAATTACTACAACAAAAAGTACAATTAGTACAACAAAAAGTACAATTAGTACAGCTGTACCGGACAAAGTTGAAACTTCATTTGTCAAATGGGACGGAACAGATTTTGTTTTAAATAATAAAAAATTTGCACCAGTTGGATTTAATGCATATTGGTTGGGTTTACACGAAGATTTTAGTTATCCTACACATCCTCAAATTGAAGAAATGTTTATAATTGCAAAAGAACTTGGTGCAACTGTTATAAGATCTCATACGTTGGGATTTTCTTCAGGATCTCAAAATGCATTAAGACCATTTGATAATAATTTAAACAATCGTGCTTGGGAACCAATTGATTATGCTTTTTGGATGGCTAATAAATACAATATAAAATTGATTACACCATTAACTGATTCTTATAATTATTACCACGGTAGTTATGGTGATTTCTCTAAAACAAGAGGTGTTTCAAAACCCGAATTCTGGACAAATTTAGATGTAAGAAATGATTTCAAAGATTATATTAACAAATGGTTAAATCACGTTAATAGTTATACCGGTGTGCAAATTAAAAACGATCCAGCATTATTAATGATTGAATTAGGAAATGAACTAGGAAATTATAGACCAGGAGCAGATAGTATATCAACACCTACAAAAGATTGGATTGGAGATATTTCTAGTTATATTAAATCAATTGATAAAAATCACATGGTTCTCAATGGTGTAGATGAAAGTTTAGGATTAAGTGATGATTTTAATATTAAATCATTAGATGTTTTTAGTAGCCATTTTTACTGGAAAGATTATAATCGTATTAATAACGATGCACAAAAATCTAAATCAGTCGGTAAACCTTATATCATAGGAGAATATGATAGCAAATTTGAAAATGATTGGTTTAATACAATTGAACAAAATCCAAATATAAAAGGATCTGTTTTCTGGGCAATGTATCCTCATTATAATGGATACAAAAGTGGTCAACCTATGCCACACATTGACGGATTTACATTACATTATCCTGAAGATTCAGTTGCATTAGATCGTATTTCACAACACTTTAAAAGGATGACATCGTTTTAACACAGTTAAAAGAAACGACTTTAATTTAATGTTGCAACGTTGTTTGTTTTTCCATATTTTTAAGGTCTGCTTCTTTAATTGTAAGTAATTTAGTAACATCTCGTTTACCTTTTTCTGGTTCGTTCATTCGAATTTCATTTAAAATAATATTTTCTTGGTTAGTTAATGTACTAATATACTTTCTACATTGTCTGATATTTGTAAAAATTCCAAGAATATTACTATATTCTGTTTGAGAAAGTACATAAACTCGCTGACCCATTGTATATTATTCTTAATAAATAAAATAATATACGATTTTAAACACTTGGTGATAATAACGAAGTATCTTGATTGCCACTAGTTGATGAGTACGTTGTACATATTACCTTTTAATTTGAAAAGTATAGAACTTTTAATTTGAAAAGTATAGAACTTTTAATTTGAAAAGTATAGAACTTTTAATTTGAAAAGTATAGAACTTTTAATTTGAAAAGTATAGTAGCCTTAAAACAATTTGCAATTTTTAACAATTTATCTGTTTTATTTAAGATTTACTTAATTTGCTTATATATTCTCTTGATATAGTTTTGTTAAATTTATTTTTAAATAATATCACTCGTTCTCTTAAACTTTTATCCAAATTAAAATCAAGTAACCAATCGATTTCTTCTTTATTAAATTTTTTAGATTTAACAGTTTTTTTCTTTGTATTTAATTTCATATCTTGATATTCTTGAGAAATTAAAATATCGCTTGGTAAATTTAATTCTTCACCTAACCATAATTTACTTATAAAATTTCTATTAATATAGATGTTAAAATTTTCTTTAATATAATCTGAAACTTCTTGTGTAGTTTTATCTTTATTTTTCATTTTTATAATAGTAATCAATTGTTCTTTATCGAGTAATTTAAATTTATCTTCTGGAGAAATTTGTTTATTTTCTTTTTGGGGTCTTTTTTCAATTATAACATCTTCTTTCGGATCATATATTTTACCATTTAAATATTCAATCATTTGTTTATATTTTTCTTTTTTAGAAACCTTTTTACTTTTTGTTGTTAGCCAATCTTTACCTAATTCTTTTTGTTTTGGATGTAATCTCGTGATACAATATCCATCTCCTCTTTTATCTGTAGGTTTAAAATAATAACAATATTTAGGGATTTCCATACCTTGCCGTCTAACAACGTCTTCGTTAAAGGTATTAGTTTCTTCAAATTCATTAATTAGTTTTATTTCATCATCATTTAATCCATTTAAATCTTTTTCTAAATATTTTTTTAAATTATATTTTTTAGTATACGTATATCCAGCCAAGTTTAATATATCTATATATTCAGTTTCTAATTCTTTTCCAATATCTGATAATTCACCATTCATACAATGACCTATAAATAATTCTGGTTGTAAACTAATTAGATTTCTTAAATGTTTTTTAGCCAATTCAAATTTACATTTTGTAGTATATTCTTTTGAAGAAGTTGTTTTCCAATTATATTTTCCTTTAATTTCAATACACCATCTATCACCATGATTTCCATTAGCTTTTACATACCATATAAATGTAGGAATTTCTTGTGAATTAACACCACAATTTTTAGAGAGGTTAACATTTCTTGTTTGTTTTGATTGATTTTTATTCTGATCACTTTGAGAAATTAATCTTAAATTTGAGGTTCTATTATCTGTTGTAATTCTATTAATATGATCAACATATAATTTTCCATCAAATTGATAATTCATAATTAAACTATGTAAACACGTTGTTGATTCTAATCTACAACTAACATAATTAGACAAATAATATGTAATATTTGGCAAATCTTTTAATTTTTCTTTATCAAAAATAAATGGTTCATTTTTCTCAGTGTTTGCAACTATATATTCTTTACTTTTATAAGTAACAATTTTATATTGATTCTTCATAGTTGTTATAATAAATTACAATTATGAAAATAAATTCAATTTTTTAAACTAACATTTTTATTAAAACATTTAATTTGAATATGCTAACCCTCCCCAGGGTTATAAATTATCCTTTGGTTTTCACCAAAAGCCGGACTATATCTTAAGAAAAACATAATAACGTTTTCCCCAACTCCATTTAGTCTCTGAACCTTCTTCCATTTATGGAAGCTTGGCTGCGGATTTTCCAATCAAAAATAACCTTGGTTATTTTGAAGCGCTACGAAATCAAAGATTTCTCGCTTCCTAAACATTTTTACCATTGGGTACGGCTATTAACCGTGGTCTTCTTATATCTTTCAATGTAAGAATGGTAGTTTAGGCTCTAAGGAAGTTCCCGTCAATTTGAAGTTGTTGCAAATTAAATTAACATACCTTTAAATTGTCGATATACGACAAGGTACAGTCAAATCATTTACTAGCCAGTTATATAAAATCTGTGGATTTTCTGCTAATTTACACTGTTTTTCATAATAAGTAATAGCAGAACTTATTATGCAGCTGACTGTTTGGCACAGGAGGATGTATATTTTTATGCCAGCCATAATTCTGAGAACGTTGTAATTAACAGCGTAGACACGAAGTTTACCGGCACCTGCAGCAGTTAACTGAAGGGTAGCATTATCGATTCTAGACATGTTAACAGTTCCAGATGGTTGATGTTGCTCTGGGTTGAGAGCAAAGGAGTAGACGTAAATACCAACAGCTGGAATACGAGTGTGATGTTGGTATGGTTGGACAAGATTGAAGTAGTCAGCAGCTCTGGTGGAGAATCTATCTTGACCATTCAATTGAAGTTTAGCATCGCTAATACTGTGAGCACCGCTATAAGTATAGACGGATGGATCAGCAGCACTTTGAATAACCCATACAAGTTCTTTACATGGATGATTCAAAGCAAGTTTACTCTTGACAGCTCCAGCTCCACTGACGGTTTCAGCACCAGTATATTGAAGTTGTTCAATGAGATATTCGTGTTGGACTTGAGCAAATTGACGTCTTTCATCAGTATCAAGATAAATATAATCAACATATAAAGTAGCATCCAAACTTGGAGAGTTAGATGGAGTAGCATTACATAATGCACTTAAAGCTTTAAATGAAATGTTGAATTTAACTTCGTGATATTGAAGAGCAATCAATGGGAGAGCAAGACCAGGGTTTCTACAACGTTTATACCCCACCTTTCGGTGTATTTAATGTAACATTTAAATATTACATAGGGACTAGACTATATCTTAAGCCTTCATTGAAGTTTGCGAGACTTCTCGGACCCACTAACATTTAGTCGTTGAACCTTTTCCATATCCACGCAGATTTTAAAATCTTGGCTATAAGCCTAACGGACGTAGGAACTAGGCTGCGGATTTTCCATGTATCTGAGAGATTTTTACCGAAAGACCAACAGTCTTGAGGACCGTTAGTCCTTGTGGCTTACGCCACTACCCAAGTTTTAATCTTGGCCAATTATTTTTTTCAAAATAATCTTGGTACTCTATTAAATATAAGGATTTTTTAATAAATTATATTCTGTCCAAACTTTATTAGATTTTTTAGAATTGTCTTTATGTGTCAAAGGTTGAATATTTTTATAATTAAAACAAATTTTTTGATGTATAGGATTTTTTAAATCAAACCAAGAACAAGGTATTTTATGATCTAATTCAAAATTTCTCTTTTCCCAAGACATATCTCCATAAAACAGTTTACTAATATAATCTTTAAAATATTCAAAAGAACATCCTAATAAATCATGTGTTTTATAGTATTTGATACCATCTTGGCTATTTACCATCTTTCGTAGTCTTGCTCTAAGTCTATCCATTATGGCAAATTGATCATTTTGCAATCTTTTTCGTTTCCTATATTCATTATACCGGTTTTTATATTCTTTATTATGTCTTTTATAAAAGTTTATTCGTATTTGACAACATATTTTACATTCATTTCTATATTTTTGTGTATCGTTTCTAAATGCAAATTCCGATATACATTTTGTTGCATAACATTTAATACATTTTTTTGACATTTTGTAATAATTATTTTAAAAAAATTTTATATTCAATTTTTACAGCTTTAGGAAGTTCCCGCAATTTGAAAGTGTTGCAAAATAATTTTAAATCATTTTAAATCATTTTAAATCATTTTACTAGCAACTGCACAGATCAAAAGATCTTATCGATGGATAAAACAGGGTGGTGGGCATCGATATTAGGAGTGCTAATTGTTTTTTCATCAAACTATCCTTTTTGTTTGATGCAAGTTGCTTTTCAGGTCAGCATTTTAACCAGAATTGTAATGGAATGTAAAGAGTGGTTGCTGGAGTAACATCTGGATCACCTGAATCAGTAGTAGTTAAAGCAGTAACATTACCAATCATAGTGTTATATCCAGATTCTTTTTCAGCAGATTGAGTTAATTCATTCCAAATGTTTAACCAATCACCGTAGTGTTTATCACGTTTATACCCCACTTTTCAGTGTATTTAATGTAACATTTAATTATTACATAGGGACTAGACTATATCTTAAGCATTCATAAAAGTTTGTTAAACTTTTCATACCCACTAACATTTAGTCGTTGAACCTTTTCCATATCCTAACAGACGGACTTAGGAACTTGGCTGCGGATTGCCCAATCTAGATGGATTTTTACCTTGAATACAATTGTATTCTATCCGAGTTTTTTTCTCTCGGCCACTGATATATTTCTACATTAGTTTGGTACCATTTAGCTTAAGGGTTTCCCCGCAATTTGAAAGTGTCGCAAAAATTTATATTTAAATTTCACTAGCATCTTATCTTTTAAATAAATGCTTTTAACCACAGATAGAGTACACTAAACTCTTAGTTTATGGTTTGTCCACCGATTTCAATGGAAACTTCATCAATCAAGTTATGACCAACATTTTTATACCAGTTAATACTGGTTGCGTGTGTTAAACTTGGGAGATTGACTTGAAGATAGACCTTGTGGATAAGATCACCATTACGAGAAACGGTGCAAGAAACTTTGCGCTTTTATACCCTACCTTTCGGTATATTTAAATTTCCATATGGAAATAGGGAATAGACTATATCTTAAGCAATTCATAAAGAATCACCCACCACCATTTAGTCGTTGAACCTTAATTCATTTTCTTTTGAAAATTAGAATTCTTGGCTGCGGATTGTCCAATCAAAAATAACCTTGGTTATTTTGAAGCGCTACGAAATCAAAGATTTCTCGCTTCCTAAACATTATTACCATTGGGTTCGATTATTAACCGAGTTCCTTTTATATGTTTCCAAATAAAAGTGGTAGTTTAGGCTCTAAGGAGTTCCCCGCAATTTGATGATGTCGCATTTAAAAATTTTTCAATTAAATTATGTATTTTACAACAAGTATATTTTTTCTACTCATCTATAAAATATTTTAATTTATTCATTTTTTTAAATACTAGCAATTATACTATTAATACTGATAAAAACTGGTGGATTAACAGGCAAGTATTAATAAAGGTGTATAAAACGGTTTTATAATCAAAATATCCTTTTTTATTTGATTCCGATTGCTTTTCTTGGCAGTAAATTTACCAAAATCGACAGAACCATTGAATGTTTGTTCAATAGATTCGATTGCAAAATTTGTATGTCTTCGATCCTTAATACCCTACCTTTCAGTATATTTAAATTTCCATATGGAAATTAGGGAGTAGACTATATCTTAAGTTATCATTAAAGTTGATTAAACTTTTCAAACCCACTAGCATTTAGTCGTTGAACCTTCACCATAGTCTTATCAATAAAACAAACTAAAGTTTATTTTAGTTTATTTAGCGACTTTAGGTGCTTGGCTGCGGATTGTCCAATTCTAAACATTTTTACCACAATACAATTTGTTTAACAAATTTGCACTGGCATACCTAGTATGCGTGGGAACGGCTATTAACCGTGTTCCTTTTAAATATTTCTAAATAAAAGTGGTAGTTTAGACTCTACAACAAAATTAAAGATTTTAATCTTTAATTTCACTGCCATTCCATAGGAATGTAGGATTTCCCCGTCAATTTGGAAGTGTCGCAAATGTTTTAAAACATTTACTAGCAAATTCTTTTAAAATTTACTCTTATGTCCTAACGAAATTAATTTAAGACAACTTTGAAAACGTTTATACCCTACCTTTCGGTATATTTAAATTTCCATATGGAAATTAGGGACTAGACTATATCTTAAGCAAATTCATATGAATTCACCCATTACCATTTAGTCGTTGAACCTTAAACTTGTTGTAAATATTGCTTTGCTAATTTTAGTTTTTCTTCAATTGAAATGTTAGAAGATACAAAATATTTATTCGGTATTGAAGGATGGTTTCTAATCATATACCCTTGTTTATTTAAATAATTTATTCTATAAATATATTTAGGCAATCCAAAATGCTTTCTCTTAGGTTGTAAGAAATCTTTTTGAAAATCACTAATTTTTTGTTTATGTTCATCAGTTAATTTTTTACCTGTAATAGCTATACGTAATTTTTCTCTTGTTTCATCTGAAACAATTTTACCTAAATTACCTTGTCTAATTTTTTCTATAGTATCACTTGAAAAAGTTCTACCTTTTGCTGAATTAGACATTTTTAATTTAGTTTCTTCCGAAAAAATAATTCCGTTAGTACCACCTGTTTTTAAATTTAACCCATTTGGATACATTGTATTATATTCAGTTATCATATATGATTCGTAATAATCTAAATATTCAATATCACAGATTAATAAAACTTCCACAACAAAATTATCAGCTTTATATTTATTTATACAATTATTTAATTTTAAACATCCTTCTCTTTTTAAAGAATTAGCTTCATTAATATGAGCTTTCCATCTTTTTTTAGTTCCCCAAATAATAAATTTATCTTTTCTTTGTCCTAAACATTTTGTTTGACCAATATATAATTTCCCACAAGGTGAAGTTATTTTATAAATTTCACCTTTATTATGTAGAATATTCATATTCTTTAAGAAAAATAAATTAAAATTCAAAATTTTTACAATTTAGTTTCTTGGCTGCGGATTGTCCATTGTTACATCTTAAAAATTTTTACTGAAAGACCAACACCGTTAATCCTTGTGACTTATGTCACTACCCAAGTTATATTCTTGGCCAAAATATTATTTCTAATATTTTTTAGTATTTTAAGCTTTAGGAGGTTCCCGCAATTTGATAATGTCGCAAACCAAGAATCAATTCCCGATTTACTAGTAGTTTTATTATTAATCAAGGGATAAAAACATAACGTTACAATAATTAATATAGGAATAATAACAGATTTTCTATAACATATCCTAATAGTTATAGCTGACTACTTTTCTACTCAATTTTTCAAGTAATTTGAGGATTCGTAAAGTACCCCATCTTTCGATGTATTTAAATTTCCATATGGAAATTAGGGACTAGACTATATCTTAAGCGAATACAATTCGCCCACTAACTTTTAGTCGTTGAACCTTCTTCTTTCAACGCAAAAGCGTAAGTTAAGAAGCTCGGCTGCTGATTGCCCAATCTAAAACATTTTCACCGAAAGACCAACAGTCTTGAGGACCGTTAGTCCTTGTGGCTTACGCCACTACCCAAGTTTTTATCTTGGCCAGATATAGATTTCTCAAATATCCTTGGTAGTTTTAGCTCTAAGGGTGTCCCAGCAGTTTGAAAGTGTCGCAAAATTTAATTTATTTAAATTTCACTAGCAGTAACAATTTTAATTGACCACTTTTTCTGGCAATTTTCCACCAGTAAGGTAAATATCTTGTGCTCCATCGGTTTATCCTTTAGTTTTCACTAAAGGCCGGACTATATCTTAAGCGAATACAATTCGCCCATTTCCATTTAGTCTCTGAAGAATCTCCTTTAATTTTTAGGAGCTTTCCTGCGGATTGTCCAATCCTTTGCATTTTTACCATTGGGTACGGCTATTAACCGTGTTCCTTTATAATATTTCTAAAATAAAGTGGTAACAAAGGCTCTAAGGAGTTTCCCGCAATTTGAAAATGTCGCAAAATTTAATTTTTAAATTTCACTAGCCAGTTATATATGTAAATTATATGTAATTAATTCACATCCGTATTTTATACTATTTTCCCTTTATAATTAATACGGTACTATAAAGGTAGCTGACTATTTAGCCCTATGGAATCACAAGGCCACTAATTGCATTAATCCACCACCCATTTTTTTGTTTTTATAATATACAAAAAGAAAAAAAATTTTTGAAATTAACCCTGTTAAATTATAAAATAAATACAACATCGTCTCTATATTATTTTTTTCAATAAAAACGCATAAAATAACTCCACAAAGTTTAAAAATTAAATTTTATATCAAATAAATACGAAATGGCGTTTTCAAAATTCGTCATTCCTATTATAATGATCGCCCCCCTTTATATTCTGTATAATCTACTTGTATTATTAAAATAAGTATTGTATTTATAACATTCTTTTTTTTCTTAGTAAAAATTCATAAAGTGCCTCCATCAATCTTATATGTTTCAATTCGTTTTTTAAAACACCTCGCTGACCCTCAAATAAATTTTTAGAAAATGGATTCATTATAATCAAATGTAACAAATTTATATCATCTGGAAATAACTTTAAAAATATTTGCTCTATAAAAAGATGTCTATCATTTGACGTTCTAAATTGTCTTAAAAATTCTTTATCAGCGAAACAAGTTGCCTGAAAGTTAAATAAAGCATCTATTAATGCCCCACTTTGTATAATAGGAATTCCTCTAATAATTTCAAATTTAGAATTATCTATATCTTTAATATTAGCAAAACAACTCGGTTTAACTTTTGGTTCATTTTTAGTCGTCGTTAATAAATCTAAATTGTCATCAAAAAACAATTCGTGTTCGGCAAAAGACAACCCAGTTGAATTAAATTCATCGCTTTCTTTTACATTATAACATTCCAGTAGAAATCGTATAATTCTTTTTTCTATAATTTCATGTCTCTGAACAATTATCTGCAAAGGTTCACTTGTTAACCGTAGTGGTATCGTAATCATTACTAAATTTAAAAAATTCTTCTTCATTTTACGAGTTAAAATATCAGGCTTTATTTGCCTAAAAAAGTTTACAAACATTGTATTATAATTTATAAATTCAACAAAAAATCTATTAAAAACATTCATATTTGATGTTTTTTCAAAAATATCATTCATTTCATCTGAAAAAATATCCTCTTGTATATATACTGATTCTCGCAAGTTCATTTCTTATATATTCTTTATAAAAAAAATTTCATTTATAATTTATCAAAATAAATATTGTACTTGTAAATCTGAATTGACTTTTCTATTAAATCCCACGGTGAATAATCAATGTCGTTTGCCGTAACTTTAAACTTATAACCATAAGATGCTACATATTTTTGTACAGTTTCATATTGAACTCTTGTTAGTTTTAATAATTCAACACCTTCACCATAAAGGATTTTTATCCCCCTAAATGTAATTAAATATATAATATTAAATATAATATTTTCAACATTGTCATCTATAATTACATCCAATTCTAATTGAATACTATTCGGGTCCTTTGGTGGTAACAGATATATTTTATCCGCAATTTCATTTAAATTATCAATATCCATATATTCCATACTTGTATATAATATTAATAAATAATCATTTTTTATTTATTAAAAATCCAATCAAAAAACCACCTGTTATTTATTTTACCAAGTTCTACTTTACCAAGTTCCATTTTACCAAGTTCTACTTTACCAAGTTCTACTTTACCAAGTTCCATTTCACCAACTTCCATTTTACCAGCTTCCATTTTACCAACTTCTACTTTACCAAGTGGTTCCATATCAATAATACTAATCTGTTCTATTTTTTCCCACGATTCTTGCAAACAAATAGATTTCATAGAATTTATCATAGAATTTATCATAGGATCGACCAATGGATTTCTTATAATATTACATTTCATAATTTCATTTTTAGCATATGTATTTTCCTTACAGTTTACGATATCTTGCAAAACTTCATTTGATGCAAAAACTTTTGATGTAAAAATACCATTTTTTAAAATATCTTTTATACAATATTCGATTTCATATATATTATAACGTTTTTCTTTTTTTAAACAAATCATATGTAATAACAAATCTTTAAATTTATTACTAATCATCTTTTTACTTGTAATTTTCTTATTCATTATAACTTGAATATTTGACATTTTATAAAACGAATACATATCATTCATGTTTTTTATATTTGAAAATGGTAATATGTTAAATACTAATTCATATATACAAATACCATAACTCCATATATCTATACTTTTATCATAAAACATTTTTATTTTTTTATCCGATTCAGATATTGCAATATTTTCCATAGAATTCATATTAAATACAATTTCAGGCGCCATATAATATGGCGTACCACATAATTTATAATATTTTTTAGATAACAAATCATTTAAATCAAAATCCGCATTTGTATCATTTGTAACGCTTATATCGTTTGTAACGCTTATATCTTTTATATCGCTTATATCGTTTATATCGCTTATATCATAACACGCAAATCCAAAATCTGATATTTTAAATTTAAAACCACCAGACTCCTTTTTTATTAAAACATTATGCAATTTTAAATCTCTATGTATTATGTTTTTTGAATGTATATATTTTAAAGCAGTCGATGTTTGCTTTATAAATTCACATAAAAAAACACCTGAAAATCCATTAAATGAATTTCTTTCGATCCTTACATCACAATTATTAATATTAGATTTTAACAATTCATATACATCACCAAGATCACAATATTCCATTTTTAAATAATAAACACCCTTTTTTTTTGTATATCCATAAAATTTTACAATATTTTCGTGATCCAACATTGTTAAAACCTCGATTTCACTATCAATTAACTCTTCCAATTTTTTATAATAATAATCACGCTCTTCATATTCATATTCGTATTCATTACAAGGAGTAATTGCTATACCAACATTGTTTACTTTATTTTTTTTAACAGTAACTTTACCTCGCATATAATTTTTAACCAACTCGTTTATATTGATTTCTTTTATAATAAACAAATTATCTTTATAATCAATCAATATAGGATCTTTTTGTTTACACAAATACACATTTGAAAAAGAACCCTTTCCTATATGTTTTATAATATCATAACCCTTACAATCCATATGTAATCTATATAATCTATATATAATCTATATATAATCTATATATTAAATTTAAAAAATTATATTACTAAAATAGTTACATGCAGATCTATAACCAATTTCAATTAAATCAACTTTGTTTTGTCTTGTCAAATCAAAATTCACAGCTGTAGTAACGTGTTCTGTTTCTAAACATATTGTATGTTCTTTATATTTATAAGATAATGTTGTTGATCTTTCTTTTTGCACCATATAACAATTAAATGTATGGTAAACATATTCGTCAATACTATTGATTTCAAAATTCAAATCGTTATCAACAAGTTCTCCTTTTGAAATAAATTTCACACCAAGCACTTTATCTAAATTATCTTTAAAAATATTTATAGGATAATTATTAATTATCCCACCATCTACAATTATATCTTTGTTATACCCTTTTACTGAAAACACTAAGGGTATACTCATAGACATACGAACCACTTTTGTTATTTTCAAATCCGGATTTCTTATATAATCATATATTTCCAATTTGTATTTATTTAAATTAGTACAACAAACTTTATAATGAATACCCGTTTTTAAATACAAATCCTTTAAAGTAATATCTTTAGAATACCCCTTATTCTCCAACAAATATTCCAACCACATAACCACGTTTTTACCCGAATCAAATCCATATCTATTTACAAAATTATTTATACTAATATCCTTTAACTCACTTAAATCTTTATTTAGTATTATTTCTTGCAACACATCCGAACTATAACCAATTATATACAACAAAGACATTAAACTCCCTATTGACACACCACATACCGTTTTTATATCAATCTCGGGTATATAATTATCCTTTTCCATTCTATCTTCTATTTCACTTGGGTTGTTTTCATTTAATTTATAATTATTAAAAAGAGATTGTATAGTTTCTAGACAACGAAGAACACCTATATACGCGATACCTTTCATACCACCACCACTAAAAACCAATGTATCAATTTTACGTTTCATTTTTATATATAAATATTTTTTTATATATAATTAAACATACGTCTCGTGACCTCTGCCTTTAAAAATTAAATCTTTAAATTTTATACTCTTTATACTTTTCATACTGTATGTAATTTCTGTAAAATCGGAATCATTTAAATATAATACAAAACTATATTCATTGTATTTATCAAACTCACAATTTATATCAAAATAACTATACCCGTTATATATATTGTATTTACTATATTCGTTATATATATTGTATTTACTATATACATTATACACGGAATCTTGTATTACACCTTTAGTTAAAACGTATTTTAAAAATATATCAAGTGTAATGTCTTTATCGTAATAATATACAAAGTATCTAAAAATGTCAGTTACATCTATATCAATGTCATCTTCAATAATACCTTCCTTTTTAATACCACAATATACAATTAATTTTTTAAAAGCTAATATATTAGACATATTAGAAAAAAAGTCTTTAATTTGCAAATCAATTTTATCAGATTCCGCTATAAAAACCAAATCGTGATTTTTTTCATTGTATACGATATTGTATTCTTTTGCTATATAATTATTGTATATAAAAACATCCCTTTTCATTAAAATACAATCGTTACGTTTAAAACTTAAAACACCTAATAATATACATAATGTATCATATACAAATACAAATAACTTGTTTGTTATATATAAATATAATAAAACAAATACACTAGATAGAATAATTAAAACTAAAATCATTTAAAAGTAATTGTTTATTATTTTTAAATGGATTTCTTTCAATTTCTACAATCATCAAAAGAAAAATCAAACAATAAATTAAATAACGATACAAATAACAATACAAATAACGATACAAATAACGATACAAATAACGATACAAATAACGATACAAATGACAATACAAATGACGATACAAATGACGATACAAATGACATTTCTAAGAAAGTTTACATTAGTGCAAATGAAAATAAAGTATTAAATGAAAATTGCATTGATACATATAAAAATATTAGAAAGGGGTCTATGGTTAAAATAATTTACGTTAAAAATAGTATATTAAACTCATACAAGGGGTATATTGGGGAAGTTAAAAATTATAAATACGGTCAAGATTTTGCTTTAGTTTTTCTACACGGTATACAACATAAATGTATTATAAAATTCCCCCTTAAACATTTAATACATATAGAATAACGGATTAAATATACATCGTTTACAAATTATCGTTTACAAATTATCGTTTACAAATTATCGTTTACAAATTATCGTTTACAAATTATCGTTTACAAATTATCGTTTACAAATTGTTATAATTAATATGCTTGTTATTAGAAAGTAATTCATTTATGGTATTTTTTAAAATTTGTAAATTTTCTATTTTTTTATTTTTACTATAATTTTTATTTATATCTAATTTGTTTTTATTTATTGCATAACAAGCCCTTTTTTCACTAGGATTCTTATTTATCAGTGTTAAAAATACATTTTTAGAAACATCCTTTATATTACCATTTGATATATAAACAAACCAAGTTTCAAAATTGTCTTTTAGTTTTAGAATTTTAAACATATTATTAAATGTAACCAAACCCCTTTTTAAAATATCTAAATCATCATCTTTACAAGTCAAATCTTGTTCATATCTTTCAAACTTTTCTAGTTTAATATTACAATGAATCGTTAAATATATTTTTAAACATTCTTTAATATAATTGATATCTTGACTATTTTCAAGATTTGTACAATAATATACACATATTCGATTCATTATAATCATTATACAAATATTTTTAAATCATTTTTTTGAAAATTTTCGTAAAACTTTTTTAACCGTAATATATATATGAATAAAGTGGACACAAAATATTTATCAACGTCTGGGTTGGCAACAAAATCTTGGGGGCCATCTGGTTGGATGTTTTTATTTTCTTGCATTATGGGAGGTTATCCTCCTGTGATAGATAATAAAAACCCCGAGCATTTAAAAATAAAAAAACATTTTAAAAATATGTTTGAAAGTTTAGGTTATACTATGCCATGTGTTTTTTGCAGAGACTCATTTAAAGTTTTTTATAAAGAATTGCCAATAGACAAATTCTTATCAAATAGAATAGAATTGATGAGGTGGTTGTATTTAATTAGAAATAAAGTAAATGAAAAATTAATTCAGCAAGAAATAGATTGTTATAACAATGAAAAAAAACGTTTAAAAATAATTTACTATTCGTCTAATAAATCAACGGATGATAAAAAAATGTATTATGACAATTTAAAAAAATTCAAAAGTGAAACTTTTTGTACAAAAAAATCACCACCGTTTAAAGAAGTCCTTGATAGATTTGAAAACATTAGAGCAACTTGTTCTAAAAAAGCTAAAACTTGTGCATTACCTAAGAAATAATATCTTTTAAATTAAATTGGATATTTGTAAATTAAAAAATTTTTAAAGAATTTATACACCTATTTCGAAACTACGTCTTAATTGAGACGGACTTTGTTCTAAACTACTTTGATTCCAAGGACCAACTGATTCTTTTGGAATCGGTGGTAAAGATCTTAAATCGTGATATGGGATTTTATTAGATTGTAAAACTGTATTAATACCAACGTGATAACCGCTAATTAAAAAGTTTTGTTCTTTTAATAATTTACTAACGGGGTTTTCTTTTGCAAAAGCATTTTCATCATCGTATTTTGGCAATAAATCATCAGCCTTTAAAGTTTTATCACCGGCGACTATTTTATCAATGTGTTTTTGTTCATCCATTGGAGGTTGAGTTGGAGCAAAAGCTTGTGTGGGTTCCTGAGATGAATTTGGTTGAACAACTTGTTGTTCAACTTTTTGTTCAACTTGTTGAACAGGTTTTTGAACTTGAGTATTTTCTAATTGTTCTGGTTTTCTTTTATAAAAAAAAGCAATTAATACAACTACTAAAGCTACTACAACACCAATAGCAATTGAGTTTTCTTTAATCATTTTTATAATTTGAGCTGTATTTATAGCCATTGTTTGTTTTAATATACTATAATAAAATAAAAATAAATTTTTCAAATTAAAAAAATTTATATCATTTAAATTAGTTTAAAAGTATGTTTATTTGTTGATACAATTACACACTTTATTTTTTTAATACAATTACACACAACATCTTGTATAAATCAAAATGGACCTGGATGATATAGATAATTCCACTATAAATGAAATCAAATATAATTTTACAATTAATAATTTTGATACGATACTTGATACATTTTACGAATTAAAAAAAAGATCCCTTACTTCCCCATTCTTTATATGTAATATGAGATACACCGATTTTGAAAATTATATAGAAAGTATTGTTTTTAACAATCCAAATACTTTACCTTTAGATTACAGCATCAACAAATTTGCTTTTTTTTACCATAATGAATTAACTATATCTTTTAATATTTTAAACACCCTAATAAAAACATACAAATACACCAAACCAAATTCCAAATCAAATTCGTATAATAAGTGGGTCGTTTTTTGTTATAAATATACAGATTTATATGAATTGATTAATCAGTAGAGAGCCCAAAAACACTTTACTGTAATTCATTCCCATTTTTATTTTTTAATTGGTTTTTAGGTACTCCGTAAAGACCATTGATTGCCATGAGCGCCGTGTCACAGATATCATCAGCCTTCTTATGTGACAATACAAAAGGTAACCATTTTTCTTTCTGGTCTTGTAAAAATTTAGTCTCTAGAAACCATTTAGTGTATTGAACACCAAGCCATTTTCTTTGCGCATAAGCACCTTTCAATTTGCATACAATTTCAGGGCCAGTGTAAGCTTTTAACTTTTGTGAAGCTCTTACAAAACGAATAGTTGTAGATGTATCCTTATACAACTCGACTAGTTTACCATAAAGTATATGACTCGTAAATATAGCCTTTCGATTTACTTTAGGTTGCAATTCAATTAATACATGTGTTACTAAACTGAATATAGAAATATTCGTATCGAATATACTTTGTAACCTAGTTAAAACAATTTTAGCAATGTCTTGTAATAAATAATCATTCACCATCCTTTTCTTGAATATGTGTTTTTTATCGATTTGCTTTCCGCTCATTAATTCCTTAGGAAAATGAGTCTTACAGCAATGTATTTGTTGACCATTGCTTAAATATTTAAACCCACATTTCTTACCACATACATTACCATTCTTTTGTAAAGATACGCATGTATAATCGTCACTATCTAACGTATTATACGTATCCCATAAGTGTATTTTATAAGTAGATATATCTTGTTTATCATGCGCACTCATAATACACATTGCTAAATTTCTCAAACCAACATCTATTGTTAATATCATTAACAATACATATTATTTTAATTTTTAAGTGACAACGTATATATACATTATCCTTTCTATTACCATAAGAATAGTAAAAATAGATATATAACAGATACAAAAATTAAATTTATATCACATATTATATATGGTAAATTAATAGAATTATATTATGATAAAGATACTACAATTCGATTTGTCAGAGCATCTCAAAAATATATTGGTCCCAATTTGGAATGTAAATTAAAGGGTAAATATGCTCAAAGAAAATGGTTTAGTTTTTGGAAAATAAATTCTCAAATGAACAAAAAGAAAAATGGTTACCTCATTTTGAAAAACATTGTAAAAAAGATGATATATCAGATATAGGTATACCTAAACGTCAAGGTAAAGATAAAAATGGAAATTGTATAAAATAAAATCATTGATTACAAATATTTATTTTATTTTTATAAAATAAAATCATTGATTACAAATATTTATTTTATTTTTATAAAATATAAAAAATGTCTCAGCTTTCAAAACAATCTTTAGATATAGGTAGTATACGAACAAATGATATAAATTTAAATACTACGACTACAACTCAAGGAACTAGTATCACCACAGCAGTTACATTAAGTACTCCATGTGGTATTATTGTTACACAATCAGCTACTGCTGGAACTCATGGTACACATGTATTTACCGCAAATCATCCAAGTGTTACAGTTGATAAAATTATTCTTACTAATATAATTGGTTATACTGGTACAGGTTCACCTACAGTTCGATTACAATCTACACAAGGATCTTTTAATGTAACTATAACTAACAACCACATAAATAGTTCTCTTAACGCACCATTGCGTATAGCCTATGCTATTCTTTAATTAAACTTTTAGCGCGCTATTGTGTATTTTTTATTTTTATTTAATTATTTTTATAAAAAAAAAAAATATTGCGTATATATATAAAATGACCCAATTATTATCCGCTTCCGAACACTTGCTTAAAGTTAAAGATATGTGCAAAGGTGATGCTAAATGCATTAAAAAATACTCTGGAGGTGTAACCAGAAAGTATTATAGAAGACGACAAATGTCCGCTTTAGGTAAAAAGCAAGGCCCTATTAGGGTTAGATGTAAAAGTGGATACAAAATGAGTCCTCGTAATGGAAAATGTTATAAAAAACGTTCTATTAGAAAACGTGGAGGCGAATCTGCATTTTTATCTGGATCCGAACACTTGCTTAAAGTACAAGACCTTTGTAAAGGTGATGCTAAATGCATTAAAAAATACTCTGGAGGTGTATCCAGAAAGTCTTATAGAAGACAACGAATGTCCGCTTTAGGTAAAAAGCAAGGTCCTATTAGGGCTGTATGTAAAAGGGGTTACAAAATGAGTCCTCGTAATGGATATTGTTATAAGAAGAAACGATCTTCTAAACGACGATCTATGAAGAAAAGTGGAGGTGCTAAACGACGTTCTTCTAAACGACGATCTATGAAGAAAAGTGGTGGTGCTAAACGACGATCTTCTAAACGACGATCTATGAAGAAAAGTGGTGGTGCTAAACGACGTGTTTCTAAAAAACGATCTATGAAAAAACGATCTTCTAAACGACGTGTTTCTAAAAAACGATCTATGAAAAAACGATCTTCTAAACGACGTGTTTCTAAAAAACGATCTATGAAAAAACGATCTAGATGTAAAAAGGGATATCGTAAGAGTCCTGTTAATGGAAAATGTTATAGAAAAAGAGTATGTAAATTCTCTAAGAAACGATCTTCTAAAAAATGACTATCCGGTGGCGCAGGATTTTTTGGAGACATGTTTGAAAAAGCAAAAGCATCTGTTCAAAAATATATGAAATAGTTTGAATAACTCGTTCGATTAAACAATAATTTAAATTTCAATTTTAATAATAAAATAATGTTTTTATATTTTATTATAAATATTACACAATGTTTTTTAACATATACTAACATAGTAGATTTTGCAACATTATCATATAACGTATATTATAATATAAATTCACCAAGTTGGGTTAATACAACATTTCAAAATGTAATTGATATTTCTATTAAAAATAATAGTGTAAAATCATATTTATTTACAAATAAAGATCGTACAAAAAGTATTATATCATTTAAGGGCACAAGTATTTATTGGCAACCAATGTATATAAAAAATAATCAAAGTACACAAGATATATGTTTAAATGACAACGTTTACGACAATGTTTACGACAATGTTTACGACAACGTTTACGACAATGTTTACGACAATGTTTACGACAACGTTTACGACAACGTTTACGACAATGTTTACGACAACGTTTACGACAACGTTTACGATACGTTATCATCTGTATCAAATGATAAATACAATGATAATTTATATTATTCATGTTGTTTTTATAAACAATCATCAGCATACGAATGTAATTGTGAAAATCCAGATAATAATTTAAAGAATGTCAAAACATGTTGTAAAGATTGTTATAAAAATTCTATAAATTTTGAATTGAATTATATTAATGAAATTAAATTGATTCTTCAAAATGCAAAACAATATATAGATTTTGAAAAAAACACAGTCTATTTTACAGGACATTCGTTGGGCGGAACTTTAGCTATAATTGCAAGTATTTTATATAATAAAAAAGCAATCACATTTCATTCACCAGGTTTTAAACATTACATTAATTTAATAAATCTTGGATATAATATAAATTATGATAATATTTATAACTTTGGAAATAATGCAGATCCATTATTTATTGGAAATTGTGGGAGTTTGTGTTATCTTTTTGGGTACAACATTGATACAAAATGTCATATAGGTAATACATGTATATATGATGCTAAAACTAAATTAGGTTATACAGAATCTATTTTAAACCATAGAATTGAAAGGATATTAAATGATGTTATACCTCATTGGGAACATGATTTACCAGATTGTTTTATAGATAAAGATTGTATAGATTGTGAAAATTGGATATATAATTAAAATTACATTACTGCAGCAGCAGATGACGACAACATCAATAAACAACAAATTATAACAAGTATATACGTCATACTACCTCCTCCAAACATTCCACCAAAAATATCAGCAGTTGCACTACTAGTAGTTTCTGATTTAACTTTTTGTTCTGACTCAGTTGATACAGCACCTTTACTTGCAGCTGTTGTAGACGTTGCAGTATCTTGTGCGGCAGATGTTGTATTAACAACACCATAATCTGAAAGACATTTCGTCATGTAATCATTTCCTTGCTCTAATTTACTTTCACTAACATTACTTCCGATTATATTCATAACATTACTTTGATCGATATCATTTATACATCCAGTTATAGCTTCATTTACAGTTTTTTGTGACATGTTCATTTTTAAAAAATTTGAAATATTTTGATTTGAAGTTTGATTAATATTAGTTTTATTTTTTGAAGTCAAAGTTGTATTTGCTTCAGCGTTAGTAAAAGCCAATGGTGCTAAACCGATAGATGCACTAGCACTAGCCTTTGACTGTGCTTCTTGTGCGTTTTTAGAAGACGCATTCAATGCTGATTGTAAAGCATTCATCATTTGGGCTTTTTCCTCTGCTTTTGAAACATTTTCGATAGCTGTTTTTAGTATACATATATTTTGAGCTATGTTTTTTTGATTAGTAGTCAATTTTGTAACATTTGATCCAATAATATTTAACACATTACTCTGGTTTGTAGTACTTTTACATTGATTACTAATTTTATTATACGTTTCATTACTTATACCCAAATCAGTAGAATTTATGACATTAACATTAGATGTAGCATTAATATTTGTTTCGTTTGTAATATCTTGTCGTTGATTACTCTTACTTTGAGCAGCACCCATTTATATTATTTAATAATAAAAAAAAATTATTATTATTTATTACTTTGTTATTTCTTGTAAAGTATAAAATTATTTCTTAAAAAATTATTATTATTTCTTGTAAAGTATAAAATTATTTCTTAAAAAATTATTATTATTTCTTGTAAAGTATAAAATTATATGTTATATTATCTCTATGGGATTTCATAGCTAACCATAAGAAAAATTCTAAATAATCAACATTCATATAATACATCGTCTTTTCGAAATTAGATATAAAATCATCTATAACACTACTTGGTAAATGTATAACTATTATTCTTCTTAATACGGTCACTAACCCACTTAACCCAATGTCTGGAAAAAATTTACATACAGAGTCATTTTTTTGTTGTTGTTCAGTATTTAAAATCTTGCACGAATCACCAATTTTTTCTTTAAATTTATAAAAAGTATCCTCTAATAAATTTTTTAAATCACTCAGTGTTTCTACAATTATAGGTTTACTACCAAGATCGTTTACATTTGTCTTTTTCCCATTTACTTTTACGTTTAAATTATCTATAGAGCTTTTATACTTGCCTAAATAAAAACTTATAGGCAAATTTATAATTATTTTATTATCAGTGTATAAATAATATGATCTATTTGTATTTTCCTTTGAATCAATTTTATCATACCAACCTAAATTCATCCCTCTGCTTTCTGCTTTAAGTTTTACACGATCACCGTTAATAATAAAAGTCGATAAATCATACGTATAAGTTATATTCACTATTGTATTATATGGATCATCTGATGTATACCAAGGATTTAATATCATATTTGCAAGAATAGGATCTTTTTCTATAATATCTTTTCCAGGTAATTTCAATGTACCAATATTTAATTTTTTTACAGCATCAATCATTTTATTAACATTATATATACGTAATACACCATTTCTATAGTTTTTATCAGTCAACATCAATGGATTTAATGCACAATAACGATAATTATATTTCCCATTTTCCCCAAAAAATGATCCATTCTTAACTAAAACATTTTCACCGGCGTCAGTTATAAAGTTACAACGTCCATTATTCCATAAGAAATCTATATTAAAAATCTTCATATAACGTGTTTTTACCCATTCTATTGCATAGTAAATCAACGCTATTACAACTATAAAAAGTAACAAGCATACAATTAAACTTGATGTTATCATACGTTTTTAATTATAATTACACACTAAAATAATTAAAAAAATAAAAGTAAAAAATGCAATTAAATATACAAACACTATTACAATGGATTACCTCTACCAGAATATAAAACCTTATTACCCCCAACTGTTAACCAACGATCATCTGGATTACCTTTATGTATTCGCAAATCACCACCTACATCTTCTAAATACCATTGACCAATTCGTATTCTACCATTTGTATCAATATTACCTTGTACAGCTAAATTACCATTTCCACCCCATTCCCTTCCAATAACAACACCGTTTTTATTTAAAAGATATAACAATTCTCCACCAGAAATATGCATTCTACCGGTATTATTTATAGTAGCACCATCAATCACCATAGAGCCTCCACCTCCAACTGCTATCTTATTATTGGCACGTAATTCGTCATTAACATTTAATTTACCACCAATCCAACTTTCACCCTTTGACCATAATTTATCCGCTGCTAATCCCTTATTATAAGTATTTGTATCATCAGGATTGGATAAAAGTCTAATCCATTCATCTTTATTACCTGATAAATGCGTATCACCTAATTTTAAAACACCAGTATCAACAACTACCTTACTTTTGGGTTTAAAAATTATATCTTCACCGGAAGTAAATCCTTTACTACCAGTTGGCAATTGACATACATCACCATCAGCGCACCACACCGTATATTTTTTATTATAAAGATTATCCTTTATTGCAGACGGAGTGCTTGAAAGATCACCTGAATCACCTTTGTCACCTTTTGGTCCTGGATCACCTTTTATTAAATCGGTTTTTAAAGCATAATTACCTTTTGGTTGGTAACTTGCAAGATCACCCTTCAAAGCATAATCGCCTGCTGTTTGATAATTACCTTTCGGTTGGTAACTTGCAAGATCACCTTTTAAAGCATAATCGCCTATTGGTTGATAATTACCTTTTGGTTGGTAATCGCCTGCTTGTTGATAATTACCTTTTGGTTGGTAACTTGCAAGATCACCTTTTAAAGCATAATCACCTGCTGGTTGATAATTACCTTTTGGTTGGTAACTTGCAAGATCACCTTTTAAAGCATAATCGCCTATTGGTTGATAATTACCTTTTGGTTGGTAATCGCCTGCTGGTTGGTAATTACCTTTTGGTTGGTAACTTGCAAGATCACCCTTTAAAGCATAATCAGCTGCTTGTTGATAATTACCTTTTGGTTGGTAACTTGCAAGATCACCCTTTAAAGCATAATCACCTGCTTGTTGATAATTACCTTTTGGTTGGTAACTTGCAAGATCACCTTTTAAAGCATAATCGCCTATTGGTTGATAATTACCTTTTGGTTGGAAATTATCTTTTACATCACTCCTTGAAATATAATCACCAACTGGTTGGTAATCACCCTTTAGTTGGTAACTTGAAAGATCACCTTTTAAAGCATAATCACCTGCTGGTTGATAATTACCTTTTGGTTGGTAACTTGCAAGATCACCCTTTAAAGCATAATCACCTACTTGTTGATAATTACCTTTTGGTTGGTAATCGCCTGCTGGTTGGTAATTACCTTTTGGTTGGTAACTACTCAAATCATCTTTTAAAGCATAATCACCTACTGGTTGATAATTAGTAAGATCATCTTTAAAAGCATAATCACCTGCCGGTTGATAATTACCTTTTGGCTGATAACTACTCAAATCATCTTTTAAAGCATAATTACCCTTTGGTTGATAAATATTAACACTATCAACATTTTTATATTTGTTATAATCAGATATTAAATCATCTAGATTTACCTTTACGTTGTCAACATTTTTTATATTGTCATCAAGTTTACTATTACCAGCCCCCATTTATAATAATATTATATAAAATAATATATTAAAAAAAAATAAAATCCTTTAATTTTAATTTTCACTATTGTTGTCTGTAAGCCCCCTTCCATTCCACCCCCACCAGTGTCTAAAGCACCTAGTCAAATATGAATATAAATAAGATGGAAGAAATGGTTAAAACTTGAAACGATGACATGGAACGTGAAGTAAAAAGAACAACATGAAATTGTTGAAAAAAGTTTAAAATGTTTATTTTTATTTGAAATAAAAATTTAAATTTATACAAAATATAATACATTAACAAAACTAACCAATGGCTTGACCACCCTTACCTTTTGTATAAATCCAACCATTACCCCCAAAGGTAAACCAACTATCATTTGGATTACCTTTGTGTATTCTTAAATCACCTCCAATATCTTGTAAATACCAATTCCCAATTTTTACTGCACCACCGTCTACAACTAAATTATTCCTTGCCCAAATGCCATTAAATTGTGCATCCCCACCTACATCTAACTTACCACCTACACCCGCGTTACCTTGTACAGCTAAATTACCATTTCCACCCCATTCTTTACCTACTATAACACCGTTTTTATTTAAAAGATACAATGATTCACCACCACTAATATGCATTCTACCAGTATTATTTATAGTACCACCATCAATCACCATACTACCACCTCCAACAGCTATCTTATTAGTAGCATTTAATTGCCCACCAATCCAACTTTCACCCTTTGACCATAATCTATCCGCAGCTAATCCCTTATTATAGCTACCTGTATCGTCAGGGTTGGATAAAAGTCTAATCCATTCATCTTTATTACCTGATAAATGCGTATCACCTAATTTTAAAACACCAGTGTCAACAACTACCTTACTTTTTGGGCTAAGAATTATATCTTCTCCAGAAGTAAAACCCTTACTACCGACAGGCAATTGACATACGTCACCATCCGCGCACCACACAGTATAATTTTTGTTGTAAAGATTATCCTTTACTGCAGCTTTACTACTTGAAAGTTCACCCGAATCACCTTTTGGACCTGTTATTTTTGCCTTAAATGGCTGGGATGGATCAGTTAACGTTTTTGAGATTGTATTACTAAAAGTAGTATTATCTACCAACAACCTACCAATTTTATCTATAAAAACTTGATTACTAGACATTTTTTCATTTAATGCATCTCCTAACTTTCCAGGACTATTTGATATAGCGTCAGATATTCGACTAGAATAAACATTTGAATCAGATAATGCTTTTGCAATGTCATCCATATTTATACTTCCAGCTGCAGCTCGACCGACATTAGCAACGTCTGTTTTTAATTTAGGATAATCCGCTATCGTACTGTTTATCGTGTTTACGTTATTTTTAAGAGTTGTAAATTCCGGATCATCTACTAGAGAATACGAAGCCCCCATTTATAATATATATTATATAAAATAATAATATATAAAATAATAATATATAAAATAAAATTAAAAAATTGCCATTTCACTTTCACTGTCCTTTTTGTAAATTTACTACACCCCGATAAATATTCTTTTTTTTATTTACCAATTCATCTATATTATTTTTAATCAACGGTGTAACGTGTACATTTTGTAAACTAGAATAATTTGTTTTTAACGGTGTATATTTTATAGTATTATCAATGTTTTTTTTATTAATTTTTTTTAAGAATACATCTGTGTCAAGATAAGATTCTGTGTCAAGATAAGATTCTGTGTCAAGATAAGATTCTGTGTCAAGATAAGATTCTGTGTCAAGATAAGATTCTGTGTCAAGATCAGTTTTGGTTTCGTTTAAATTAAAGTTCATATATAATCATTAAAGAAAAAATATTTAATTTATATTACCAACCTAAAATAATTTAAACATCATTTCTGTAAAACGATTTTATTTGTGATATATATACAAAATATGTTTGAAGCACAATCTAAAAAAAAAGTTATCAACGTGCTTATAGAAGCATCTGTAGTAGGTATATGTTTAGTTTTACTTGTAAAAATGTTTTCATATATCGTCAACTATTTACCAAATATAACAAATACGTCTAAACAAATAGAATTATTATTTGTCAGTGGGTTTATGTTTCATATATTATTTGAATATACTGGACTTAACGTATGGTATTCAATAGAATATTGTAAACTTTTAATGTAAACTTTAATGTAAACTTTAATGTAAAAGTGATTTATACAAGTGATTTATGTAAGTGATTTATACAAGTGATTTATGCAAGTGATTTACACAAGTGATTTATGTAAGTGATTTATGTAAATTGCCGAGATTGTATAAAATTAAAAAATAAAATATTAATAATTATATAATGGATATAATTACTATTGGTGGTAAACAATATGATCCGTATTTTATATTAGATGTAACAAAAGATGATTCTGATGAAATTATTTTAAAATCTTTTCGAACAAAAGTTAAAAAATATCATCCAGATAAATATACCGATAAAGAAAAAAAGACTAAATACGAATCCTATTTTAAAATTTTAACAGAATCATTTGAATATATAAAATCAAAAAGAAATGATAAAAATAACATTCAAATACAAAGAAAGGGAAAACACTCCAAAACAAGTAAACTAACCCCTATAAAATCAAACCCTGTACAATCAAAAGATGATTTAGATAATTTTAACAAAGAATATGTTGAAAAAAATTCAGATGATCCCAATAGCTTTGGTTATGGAAAAAATTACGAAAAGATTAAAGATATAAAAGATTATGAAAATTTAGAAATTAATTATGTAAATCAATTTGGTAAACAAAAATTTTCAAATGAAAAATTTAACAAGATATTTGAATACAATAAAAAATTATCTGAAAAAGAAACAAATAAAGATTTTGAAAATAAAGTAATTCATAAAACGACAGATGGATTTAAATCATACAATTCAAATGTCATTGGTAATTGTGCAATAGTCAATTCATATAATGGATTGTTGATAACCGGAGATAATTTTGGCGAACGCGGTGTTGGCTATTGGGGTGATAATTATAGCGACTACAAAATGTCATACAAATCGGTAAAAAACCCTGATAAAAAACTAATTGTACCAAAAGATTTTAATAATGACCCAGATATCCCTTCAAAAAAATTAGAGAATTATACATCTATATATAAAGAATATACTTATATACCTAGGGAAAGTTTTGAAAATCAAAAAAAAACATTATATAAGAAAACATATGACGATTTGATAAAACAAGAAGAATCTGATAAAAATATGGTTTTAAAATATATAAATCAATATGATAGCGAAACAATAGAACAAGCTTTAAATAATACATTAGATAAAAGTGTACAGTACACAAATGTATTAAAAAAATACATTGATAAATAATTGAAAAATACATTGATAAATAATTAAAAAATACATTGATAAATAATTGAAAAAATTAAAAACTTTTCAATATGTTATACAAGTAATTGGTACGGGGGTAGTATTATATGAATATTAATCCAAACGATACAATAGATGATATATTTGATGAAATAATGGATTTTGTAAATGAAACACCATTTACTACTCAGAGGATTAATAATTACAATGAAGCAATAGCTGTAAATCAACAACTTGTCAATAATATATATAATATACGTAGATATTTGGAAATAAATGATAATGAAAGAATAAGAATAAATAATACAACAACTCGAAATCAATTTGCGAATGCCGATGAATCAAATTTTATAGATTCATTATTTGAAACTTTTTTAGATAACAATATAAATACCCAAGGTATTTTAGGAAATGTTGACGATTTACAAGATGTTAAAGTTACATTATCACAATCTGATTTTAATAAATTGGAAAAAATCCAAATAAAGAATAGTAATTTAAATGATTTTTTAAATTCACAATGTAATATTTGTATGGAAGAATATAAAATAGATGAATTTGTTATAAAGTTGAAATGTAAACATCTTTTTCATAAAGAATGTATCAAAGATTGGCTATGCAAAGAGAAAATTTCTTGTCCAGTATGTAGAATGGATGTTAGAGAAATGATTTAAAAATAAAATTACAATTACAATTACAATTACAATTACAATTACAATTACAATTACAATTACAATTACAATTACAATATGTCTTTATACGAATCAAATATTAAAATCTTGAAAAGAAGTCAAAAAACCGACGGTAATGCAAATTATTATTTTAGTCCAATTATATCATTTGAATTATACAATGCAAAAGTTATATTTATCAATCCTAAATTTTTAGTTTTTGAATTCGATAAATACAAATGTAGTACATTATTTAATTTATTACAAAAATCATATAATGTATTACAAAATGAATTAAAAAAAAATTATAGCGAATTATTTGATAAAAACATTTATAGTTTTATAGCAGAACAAGAAACAACATTTACAATGAGATGCCATTTACCTAATAAAAATGGTAAATACTTTATTACTTGCAAAGACGAACACCAAAATGATGTAAAATTTAATTTACCTAGATCAAATATAAATTACAGTACGGTTATCGTTGAAGTACGAAATCTTTGGTCCAATAATGACAAATACGGATTTAATATAGAATTAAAACATGTAAAATACGATTTTTAAATAATTACAATGAAGAATCAGAAGATGATTCTGAAGATGATTCTGATGTCAATTTGGATTCTTTAGAAGAATCTGATTTTTCAGATGTATTGGATTTTTCAGATGTCTTGGATTCTTGAGAAGAAACACTAGATAAATCATCAGCTTCTATTTTATTAGGCGTAACAGGTGGTGTGGGTAAAGTAGATTCTTGTGTAGGTGATGTAGAACTTTGAGTAGAATCGTGACTAATTGAAATTTTTTCAAAAAACCCTTCTGTCATTTTGTCAGGAAAATTAAGAAATTCAAGTGTACCAAGAAGACTTGGGCATTCTTCATCGTTATTCATTTTAATTATAACTTATTAAAATAATTTTATTAAATTACCTAGAAATAAAAATTGAATATTAATAACGTATATGTAAATATAAAATGAATCAGATTGAGGATATTCAAATAACAAATGTAGAAGAACCTATTAAAAGAAAAAAGGGTAGACCAAGAAAGGAAATTCAAAATGTTGAAGTTGAAAAACAACCAGAAGAAAAAAAGAAGCGGGGAAGAAAAAAGAAGGAAGGTGTTGTAGAAGAAGTTAAACAGAAAAAAAAAAGAGGACGTAAAGCTGCTGTAAAATATTTTAGTTCTTCTATTAGAAAAAAGATTCCTTTAACAACTGTTTTACAAGACACTGATAATTTTATTTTACATTTAGATATAAAAGAAGAAGCTAATCAAGAAACATCTAATCAAGAAGAATTTCAACAAGAATCTATAGATAAAAATCAATTAACAAATCAAGATATTTTACCACTATTTGATAAAATTGAAATTATAGATACTGTTTTAAAACAAATCAAACACGAAAATAAAATAAACGAAAGCGAATTACAAAAAGAATACGATGATTTACTTGAAAATCAAGATACCATTTTAAATCAAGTTTTGGATGAAGATAATGCAAATGAAGATAATGTAAATGAAGATAATGTAATTGAAGATAATGTAAATGAATATAATGCGAATAAAGATAATGTAAATAAAGATAATGCGAATAAATATAATGTAAATGACCTTTATGAAAAAAGAGTTGAATTCAGAGAAGAGCAAGATACATTATTAGTTAATAGATTAGAAAATATCCATAAAAAAAATGATGTATATGATAAAATTATACATGACAACTTGAATATTAAATTAGATAAAGACGAATATAAAGACAATAACAAAAAAAAGGGTTATTTTGAAATAATGTACGAATTTATACATAATACAGATTGGTTACATAATACCGATATTTGTTGTTGGTGGTGTTGTCATAATTTTGAAACTATACCAATTGGTATACCAATATATTTCAATGGAGTTTTGCAAAAATTTAATGTTAAAGGTGTATTTTGTAGTTTTTCCTGTGTTATGGCATATAATAAGGATAAAAAATTAAATAAAGATTATTTAATTAAATACTTGTATCGAAAATTAACTGGAACATTAACTTTAGACGCAACACTAATACCAGCTCCACCAAGATGTAGTTTAAAAATGTTTGGTGGAGAATTAACAATTGAACAATTTAGAAATGGCTTCAAGGAAAATAAAGTATACAAAATGATTGAATACCCAATGTTTATATCAAAAGATTATATTGAAGAAGTTGATATTCAAAATCTTAAAAAAGTAAATCAAAAAGTGTTTTCGGATACATCATTATACAAATCTCAAAATTTGGATGAAAAACGTATTCAAGATGCTAAATCTAGATTATTACAAATAGAAAAATCTACTGTAACAATTGGAAATACTATTGATAAATTTATTAAAATAACTTAAAAAAAAATGAATTATTAAAATATTTATAAAAAATTATAACATTTATTATATTTATAACATTTATTATATATTATCAAGATGTCTATTATTAATATTTCTGACGTAATTTCATTTATCAACGATAAAAATTTTGAAAAAATTAAACAATCAAGTAAAGAAATTGATTTATATGTTAAAGAAAATTCAGATTTGTTTTTACTTGCAAATGTAAATGAAAATCTTTATTTTAAAAATAAAGACGTTCAAGAAGAAACAAGTCAAAAACAAGAAGACGTTCAAGAAGAAACAATTCAAGAACAAGAAACAATTCAAGAACAAGAAACAATTCAAAAACAAGAAACAATTCAAGAAGAAGAAAAAGTTCAAGAATTTGTAAATGTAAAAAATTTAAAATATCAAGCCAACGGAATCATTTTTGAAAAAAGAACAAATAACATTGTTGCAATGTGTCAACCAAAGTTGCTAGAGTTGGATAATCAAATGGATGTTTTATCAATTGTCGAGGGGTATCCGAATAGTGATATACGTATGGAATTTTGCGAAGATGGAACAACGTTGCGTCTTTATAATTACAAAGGCGAATGGTATACAGCTACAACAAGATGTATTGATGCTAGAGCTAGTTATTGGTCAAGTGATAAAAGTTTTGATGAAATGTTTTGGGATATTTTTGACAAGAATTTATTATATAATCTTGATCCTAGATATACGTATATATTTGTTTTAATTCATCAAGACAATAGAATTGTTGTAAAACAAAATACAAATTCCTTAGTTTATGTTTCTAGAATTAATAATATTACAAACGAAGAAGATTATACTAACCATTTTAAAAATGTTTACAATATTAAAAGACCTAAACTCATTGATACAAATGAATATTTAAATATTATTAAATCAAATCAAACTTTTGATAATAGATATAAAAGGGGTATTTTGGTAAAAATTAGAGATCATTATAATAAAAAATGGGTTGTTTACAAATATGATTTTGAAAATTATAAAAATATAAAAACAATTCGAGGAAACGTCCCTCAAATTAGAATGAGATATCTTGAATTGTTGAACAAACCTGAAACTTTACAAATCTTTGAAAAAATCTATGGGGAAAATTATTTCATGTTTACTTTTATTAGAGTATCTCTTTTAAAATTAGTTAAAATTGTATATAAATTGTATATCGATTCACATATTAAACACGTTGTAAAAATTGAACAAGATAATATTTATTACAGAACATTGAGACAATTACATGCACAATATAAAATTACAAACAAGCCAATATCATTTTTGGATGTACAACAAAAAATTTATAGCTTGGATAAAAATGTAATTAAAAAACTATTACAATGGCAATAATATGTGACATTGTATTTAATATTTTATTTGACATTGTTTTTACACTTTGCTATTTTTTAATGATTTTTTTATTTCTATATAATATTATATATTATATGGCTGATTTAACACTTCCATTAATCGGATTAACAACATTAGTTGGCTATTTCTTTAATAAAGATGGGAGAAATGTAAGACAAGAAAATTTTGAAAGGAACCAAATAACACCAGAAGATAAACCTAATGGGACAAATATATACAGTTCCAATATAGTAAACGAAGCTAACCAAGATATTTTAGAAAAATCTTTAGAAAATTATAAAAAAGCAGAAACTCCATCTGAAACTGGTTATATTCCACCCTTATTTAATACTTATAGTTCGGTTGGCCAAGATGTTAATAAAATACAAAGGGGTTTATCAGGTGCCGAGTTATCTGAAATAAATAAAGTAAACAGATTGGATAATGTAAAGGGGGATAATAATATAAACGATATTTCAAAAATGCCAATGTTTAATTCTTTTCAAAATTTGTCAAGTGATACAAGTCCTAAATTTGTAGAAGTTTCAAATAAAAATACGTCAAATATTAATATATTAACCGGGTTACCTTTTGACAAAGATCATAATAATATGGTTCCATTTTTTGGAAGTAGTTCAAAACAAAACGCTGAACAATTTTCAAACGTTTCATTATTAGATAAATATACAGGTAGTAAAGATACATTTAAACATAAAAAGGAAGCAGCTAGTTTTTATGACAACGTACAAGAAAATATATATGGTGCTCCAGTTTTCGCAACACAAATAGAAACGGATAGATATGTACCGTCTTTATATAAACAAGACGAAAGAATATTTGACCCTGAAAGAATTTCCGCGCCAAAAGAAGGAACTATAGATAATAATATCAGACCGGTTTTTAAATCGATAGATGATTTGCGTACAACTAATAAACAACAAGAAACATATGGAGGTAGAACATTAGCTGGTCAAATGGGTGAAGTTAGAGGAATCCAACCAAGTGTAGAAAAAAGAAGACCTGATACATTTTATGAAAAAGGAGTGGATCATTTATTTAAGGGACCTGGGCAATACATTGCACCAAACATAAAAGAAGATTTTTCTAAAAATTTAAAAGCGTCTTCTAGACAAGAATACAACTTGGAATATTATGGAAATTCAAATAACAATCAACATAATAAAACTATACAAAGATTAAGTAATATTGTAGACAATAGTAATGAACTAAATTCTGCTTTATTTCAAGATCCAAAAAGACAAAACTTTGAAAATGATTACGTTAGAAATTTATCAGGTGAAGTTGTACAACAAGATACTTTTGATTTTGGTAGATCATCTATGAAACAATACCAATCTGAAAGATCTACTACAGAAGATAAAACACAGACCCTTAATGTAAATCAAAAGAATTCTGGATTAACCGTTAGACCACAAGATGATATAAAAACAACATTAAAACAAACCACGTTAAATAAGGACAAGTCTGGTAATATTAAAACTACATTTGACGTTGGTAAAAATGCAGCTTACGCAAATGGTATAAGCGATATCAATGTAAAAACTACCCAAAAACAAACATTAATTGATAATAAATATATGGGGCAAATGCAAAAATCAGATGGTATGGGATATTTAGTTAATAAATATGATGCAAAAGTCACCGGTAAAGAAATTATAACCAATAATAGTGATTATATTTCAACAGGTGCAGCTTTAGTAAAAAATCCTCAAATGTATAAACGAGAAACAACTATTCGAGATGATAAACAAGATGTTCTTTTAGGACAACGACCAAGTGGTCCACAAACATTTCAAACAGCTTCTGGAAAAGTATCATTTGCTGATATAAAGGTATCTGATAATATGCTTATTAAAGAAGAAAGTGATAAACGAGATAAATTTCAAACCTACAATTTTCAAAATATATCTAGTAAAGAAATAATCGGTAAATCTATTAGAAAAAATGAAAGTCGCGAAGAACAAAATAATAGATTTGATACTGATATAATAGAACAACAATTGGCAAGTAATCCATATGTTATTAACTCTGCTAAAAAAATCTAAACCGAGTTTATTTAAAAATAATATAATAATATCTATATTATCTATAATGAAAAATGTCCGATTTGATTTAAATAAAAACCAAGAATATTCAACATATTCCTTAAGTGAATATGATAGAGTACCATATACATCTTTATATCACGGTAAAATCACCCAAGAAGAATGGAATGGTATATTTAAAAAATTAAACAAATTTAAATTAACAGAAATGACTGTTCATCACGACAGTCTAAAAAATATCAGATTACACGATTACTAGATTACGTTTCTATTAAAAATTGTATTGGGAATTTTGATAATTTTGATTTATATACAAATTAACTAAATCTTTATTGTTTAATTTTTCTTTTAAAGTAGCAATTTCAGTTTTAATACTTGCAATTTTTTTTGAAACATCACTTAATGGATTTGATGGTAACGTTTTTTGTAATGTATACAATTCTTCAAGATCTCTTTCTAAAGTTTTTAATTTACCAACCGTAATTTCAACTGGGTCTACATTTTCAATTTCATTTTCAATTTCATTTTCATTTTCATTTTCAACTTCTGCAATATTCAAATCACTTGCAATTTGTTTTCTAATATCATTTATAGACATTTCAGTTTCTTCTATTTTAGGGACAGAATTTTCATTAGTTAAAGATGATTGGATTTCTTTATTTGCAAGCATACGTTCTTCTTCTGTATAACTTTCAAATTTATTTTTAGATGCAAGTAAATCTTCTTTTAAAGTAGCTAATTGTTCTTCAGTTTCTTTAATCGTTTGTTCGTAATGCATAATTCTTTGCAAGACTGCAATTGGATGTTCTGGTTTATTTGCCATTTCTTCTTGATTTTTACCTTCTTTTATAGCTTTTTGAATCATTTCGTTTTTTCTTTCGTGCCAATGATCGTTTGCCAATTCTTTGTTTTTTAAATAATTTTTTACTAAATCATTTAATTGACTATTCTGATATTCGACATCACTTACTTCGTGAGGTTCAACTGTTAATGGGAAAAACTTGCCTACTTCTACAGTATAAATATCGTAATCCTTATCGACTTTTAAAATTCTTTGAGACATTGCCTTGGCACGATCTAAATTTTCAGCAACACCTCTAACTTTTAAACCCCATGTATCGCATTTCTGAGGCATATGAGGGCCAACAATACTAACTAGTGCATATTTTTGACTATTAATAACTGGATCTTCAAATAAATAATCTATTTCCTTTGACATATATTACTACGTATATAAAATTATATAATTCTTTTAACGCAAATTCGTTAGGTTATACAAAAATAAATATATATTAGACATAGAATACAATGTTTATTACCAATAGTCAATTATTTAATAAAATTACAGTTTTAGAAAATAAAATAAATAGACTAAACATTTCAAATAACTGTTGTGACTGTAATTTATATGAACAATTAAAAGACTATCTGGATACAAAATTAAGTGATATCTATACAAAAATTATTCAAACAGATAATCTAAAACTTTTTGAAAAATACCAAAATGAAATCACAAAAACTATAAAAACTTTAAAAGACGAAATGGAAAATAAAAGTAAAAACGAAATGAAAAATGAAATGAAAAATGAAATCAAAAATATATCTTTACAAATAGAATTAATGACTGAAAAAATGGGAAGTTTATATTTTGAAAATGAAATTTTTAAACATCAATTATCATTAGAAGATGATATTAGAAAATCAATGGATGAAATTGATACTATAACAAATATAATAAATAATTCAGTCTATGAAATAGATATATTGTTGAATACAATTTATATTAAAAAAATCGAATAAAAATAAAGTTGACATAATATTAATGATCAATGGAAGATCAAATACAATATAAATTTAACCTCAGTGATTATAAAAGAAAGTTGAAAAGTTTAACTGAAAAAATATTATTACTTGATGTAGAATTAATCTGGAAACAAGACAATATATCTAATTTATCTTGTAAAATACTATCTTCTTCTAATCAAATGTATAATTTAAAAATATGGAGAGAATACGATTTTGTTAAATGCAAATGTGACTGTTTAGATTTTACTATGCGCAAAGTTAATTGTAAACATATTTATTGGTTTGGATTTAATAAATTTAAATGCATGTCCCCTTTAGAATGGGATTCAATTGATTATGATTTTTTTTTAACAAAACATTGGGTTTCAAGTTATACTAATGGAAGAAATGATAGTTGCCCTATATGTTTTGAACATATTAACTATAAAAGTGAGACAACTGTTTGTTGTCGATATCAATGCCATAATAGCGTGCATTCAGAATGTTGGAATACATATTATAATACTACTGGCAAAACAGAATGTGTCGTATGTAGAACTTGCACATTACCATATTTAACAACTGATATACAAGACCCATAAGTAAATTACAATTTTTTATAAATAGAAATATTCAAGTATCTAATACACTTGAATATTTGTTTAATATTTCATGGTATCTTTTAGTATCTTTGGGTATCTTTTGGTATCTCTTGGTATCTTTTAGTATCTTTGGGTATCTTTTGGTATCTTTTGGTATCTCTTGGTATCTTTTGGTATCTTTTGGTATCTTTGGGTATCTTTGGGTATCTACATACAATTATTAAATTTTAATAGTAATTCTTGAATTTCAAGTTTTGCAGAATCAGATGTTTGTAATTTATTTACATTTTCTCTTAAAGCATTAAAAAGTTCAGTTTTTGAATCAACTTTTTCAATTGGTGTTTTTTGTGCATCTTGTTTTAATTCTGTATTAAAAATTTTTTTAATATCTTCAATATTATAAATTCTTTTACCACCATTAGGTCGTATACATCTGATTTTACCAGCTTCAGACCATCTTCTTAATGTGCCTGATGTAATATCGTATTGTTTTGTTATTTTATTTGGAGAGATGTAATTTTCAGTATCCATTTTATTTTTGAAATTCCTATATAGTATATATAAAATAAATAAATGATTAATACGCATTTTCATCGTCTTGTTTTACATTAATTGTACAAAATACACCATTTGTACAAAATACAGATTTGGATCAGGTTTTTAATTAATTACAAATTAAGCGAATTAAATATTTTAATTTAAAAATATATTTTAATTTAATTAAACATTTTGTTCGGAATTTACGTTTTTTTTTTTTCTTGTATTAGAGTATAACAAATAGTTATATAAATTTATAATGGATACAGCCGCATTAAAAGCCGCATATGATCAAACGCAATTTTTATCTGATAAAATCAGTAACGTGGACCGAGACTTATTACATAGTCAAGCTTCACAAAATACAGAAGGTTTGAAATCTCAATACAATCAAACCAAAGATATTTTGGAGTTTAGTGACCGTTCGCAATACGCAAATGAAAACCGACAAAATCGTAACTTTCAACTTTTGAACGACGGTATTAAAGAACAAGGTTCTAGTACAAGAGATACCGTATATAAAACATCAGCCGTGCTTGGAGACGCCGTTGCAAAAACTGGTAGTGATAATTTATTAACAACCGAACGTGTCGGAAGTCACATCGATGATAATATATATAGAACAGCATCTGGTATAGATCAAAATATCTACAGAACCTCACAAGATACACGTGCGAGAATGGCTGAACAATTTTCAACTGTACAAGATGGTATATCAAGATCACAGTTGGAAAACCAAAAATCTACAAATGAACTTATAGGATATCTTAAAACAAACAACGATCACAATTGGTCAAATTTTGGTAATGTCACAAAAGATATTTATCAAGGTAAAGCCGATACCATTTTATCAACTACTAACCAATACGCAATTCTTGCTAAACAAGCAAGTGACAATACTGCATCTATTCAAATTGAAGCAATGAAAAATAAAGGAGACCTTGCCAAACAAATGGCGTTCGAATATAGCGATCTTAAAGACAAAATATACGGTTCTGAAGCTAGTATTAAAGAATTATTACGCACTCAAGAATCTGACAGACTTCGTGATGTTTTGCGAGCAACCGAACACAAAAGTCTTTATTTCGAATTAAAAGATCGTCATCATCATCATAAAAAACACCATTGAGAGAACGGGCGGTCAATTAAAAGTAAATTAAGTCAAGAATTATTTAAAGTACAAGAAGATCCCCAAATACAACAAACATCAGGAACAGTCAAAATACAAATCCCTACCGAATCATTACAAGAAATTAATCAAGTAACAAGTGTACCTGAACAAGTAACAAGTGTATCTGGACAAGTACAGGAAGTAATTAACCAAATACCAAATGTAGTTAATCAAGTAACAAGTGTACCTGAACAAGTACCAAATGTACCTGAACAAGTGCAAGAAGTAATTAATCAAGTACCAAGTGTAACTGAACAAGTACCAAGTGTAGTTAACCAAGCACCAAGTGTACCTGGACAAGTACCAAATGTAATTAACCAAGTACCAAATGTAATTAACCAAGTACCAAGTGTAATTGAACAAGTACCAAGTGTACCTGAACAAATGCAAGAAGTAGTTAACAACTTACCAAGTGTACCTGAACAAGTACAAGAAGTAATTAATCAAGTACCAAGTGTAATTGAACAAGTAACAAATGTAAAAGTAGATACTTTTTTTGGGCCGCCGATAATAGATAATATAATATATGAAAGCGATAACAGTAATACAGATAATACAGATAATAAAAGTATAGCCGATACAATATCTAGTGTAAAAAGTAAAAATCCATTCAATAAAATGATTAATAAATTTAAAAAAAGAGACATTGGTAAAAATTAATTACGTTAGTAAAAATTAATTACAAGTCTTAAAATGTATTAATTATATATAAATTATAATCTATAACCAAAACCGATTATAATGTATTAATATATTTATAAAGATAACCATCTTTTATAGTTTCGAATTTTATAAGAGTTGCTAATGTACTTCTTGGTATATTCAAGTCCTTTGCCGCAATAGTTAAAGAATCCCATGTATTAATACATATCTGTTTTTCAAAATCAATCTGTGATACTTTTTTACAAGTTCTTTTAGATTCTTTCAACCCAGATGTATTTTTTAAACTTAATCCCAAAACACCAAATAAATGATTTGCTTTTGATTTATCACTTAAATGAACACGCCCGTTTGCAAATTTAGAAATTAAATATTTTTGTATTTTTTGTTTATAATTGTGTGTTAAAATATATTTTTCATCGTTTATTGTTTTATATGTTGTAAATGCTTCAAAAAAATCAACATATGAAATTCTATTTAAATAATTTATTTGACATTGGTCTAAAATAAATTGTTCGTAATCTTGAATGTTATTTTCGTCATTTACAGAAAAAGTCAATGGCTTTAATCTAAATCCTCTCCAAACATTTCTTCTAATATTTCCATAAAATTCTACACCAGATTTAAAATTTGTTTGTAAAAAAATATCGAGATTTGCTTTAGTATCTTTTTCAATAGGATTTTTAGTATATATTCTAAAAGCTTTAGTAAATTCTTCTTTTGCTGTAAAAAAATTACTTTCGATTTCACAATAATTATCTATAAAACTTTTAAAATCATCTGGTTTTATCCTCGTATCATCGTTTTTAACGTCTATACTAATCGTATTTTCATTTTTAACGTCTACATCCAAATTATTATCAAGTAAATAATTACTTATGCTTGGAATAAACTGTTCCATGTTTTTTATTTGATCATCCGCAAATGAAACAATTGTTTCAATTGTTTGTTTTACTAAATCTAAATCTAATTTAAACCATTCTTGCATCTTATTTTCTCTAAATTTATCAAGCATATGATGAGCTAATCTTTCAATTAAACCACAATCAATACACTTCTTGTAATAAATGATACCACCAGACTTGTTAATATTACTATAAAACCGCTCACGGTCTGCTAAATTTTTAGTTTTACCAATTTTTATTATTGAATCTGGGTCATTTAGATTATCTTGAAAGATATAAACATATTCACCTTCGGTCACGTCAAAACATCTTCTATTAAGCATTTTATTACGCAATGTTTTTTCTTTTGACAACTCTTTTTTTGCAGTTTCTAATTGAGTTTCTTTTTCTTCTAATATCATTTTTTGACTTTCTATTTCTTCTTTAATAATTTGATTGTAAATGTTTTCTAATTTTACATAATATTTTCGAATTTCTTTACCTTTATCTGTCTTTGCTAACATACACAAGTTTTTAAATGTATCTACATTTAACATAATTTCCTCTTCGCATCTACCTGCATTTTGTTTTTTCTCCCTTGGGAGAAGTATTAATTTATAGTCTTCGTCTTTAGTAAAATTATTATCCAAAGTTCTTTTTGCATTGCCTTTATTAGCAAACCCAATCATATGAAATACATCTTCCAAGTTAATCGGATAATCATTAGTTGGATGATAATTCATATACATAAAAAGATTTGCTATATACCATTGTTGTTGTTCTTCTGTAAATTCATCGTTAATAATTGTAGTCATTTTTGTTTGAACACTTGACGATAAATTTGCATTACTATTTTTAACCAATTCATTAAAATTAATAGCCTTTGGTGCAATCATTTGATTCATATTTTAATATTGTGATTAATATTATAATATTTTTATTTTTAAATAAGATTTTGAACGAAATTAAATACTTGGATAAAATACCCATTTCGTGGTGGGGTCAGTTTGAGACATATACCCAACTATTTTCTTGAAAATATCGTCTTGTTGACGTAATTTATCAGTGCTTTTTAACAATGGAAAATATTTTGCAAACTCATGCAATCCAAGAATTTGAAAGAATTTACAAAGTGTATAACTATAAGATAAAAAGTTCTTTCTAGACACAGGTTTAAATTTTTCATACGGGTCTTGTATTTGCTGAAACATTGTTTTTATCTTATTTTCAACTTCCAAAGTCAACGTAAACGGTGGTCTACCATTAATTCTATTGATTATACCAATCACGTTATCATAATAATCATTTAAATTTAATTTTTTCAGATATTTCTTTACCTTTTCTTCAGTTAATGTATTTAAATCTTGTACACGTTCTTTTTTAGCTTCTAGAATCACCTTGTCCAAAATCTCTTGTGGAATTCCTCTGTTTTCTTTAGCCTGAAATCTTCTAAGCCAATCCTCTAAATGCGTCCGCTTATCATATGTGAACTGTGGCCTGTAATCATATTCTTGACGTTCTTTATATGATAATTCATTGGCTTGTTCAACAGTTTTTTCGCATCTTCCACAAACAGAGCATACAAAAAAGCTATTTTCTATATTATAAGGTATGTTACAATCAGTGCATATAGGGACTTCTTTAATACAATTACGTATAGAATTGTAATTTGGTTCAAATTTTGTTAAAAATATATCTACCAATTCGTTCTTTTTATCGTTTATAATATTTAAATCAAGACTACCCTTTTCATCTAAATCTTTTATATTTAACAATTCCATTTCCCTTTCCTCAAGTGTCATGTATTCATGGATAATTTGTGACGATTCCAATAAATAATCTATTTCAGTTGGTTGAGATTCCAAAAAATCCCTTTCCTGTTCTAATTCTAAAATTTTTTTATTGTTTTCACTGTTTGTTTTTGAAGAATCCTTTAAAACCTTTATTTTTCTATTTAAATTATTTAAAAGTTCTTCATTATTTGCTATTTTATCCATGTATATTTGATGCTTTTGCAAAATACTATGTTGACTTTTTGATTTGTTTGATTTTTGATAATTAGAAAATTTTTTAGAAAATGTGGGTATCGTGGGTGTATCCTTTTTTTTTCTCATCTCATAATTATTATATGTAAATTTACTTTTAAATACAACATCACGCTTGAATTATTTATTTTTTTTACAATGTATATATAATAATATACCTGTAGTAAAAAATGTACGTTCACAACTTGTTTTTACATTTTTTAACAAAATTCTTCTTTATATTAAATGCCGCATCACAAGGTTGGAGAGTTTCTTATATAGGAGGTAACAAGTTTGAATTTTGTAATAAAATAGAAAATGATGTTCCAACTCCGGGTTTATTTATTAAAAACTTTCTTATTATTTAATTAAAACAACACCTTTTTAATTTAAAAACATCGATTTATATACGATTATATAGTATGATTTACAATATTTTATTAATATTCGGGTTAGCCTTGGCTCACAATGGTAGTCACAATTCAAATAATGAAACACATGTTTGCTGCAAAAATTCTCTTAAAACAGTCACTGTAAGGATTACAGATATTGTCACCGATACACTTACATCAACTGTAACTGACACTATTACAGATACTGTTACAGATTTTAATATCATAACTATAACAGATTCATCTTGTGCGACTAAATCAAGAGATATAATTATCACGGACCCTACTACAACTGCAGAAACCACAGTTATTCAAGAAATTACTACACCTTGTCCAGATATGACCACGACAATTCCAAGAGATATCATTATTACAGAAACTAGTACAACTGCAGAAACCACTACAACTACGACTACAACTAAACCAAAAGACATCATTATTATAGAAACTAGTACAACTGCAGAAACCACAGCTACTCAAGAAATTACTACACCTTGTCTAGACGATACAATTACAACTATGACTACAACTAAACCAAGAGATATCATTATTACAGAAACCACTACAATTGCGGAAAGTACAACTACACCTTGTCCAGACTATACGATTACAACTGATTCAAGAGATATTATTATTACAGAAACTACCGTTGAAACTACTACTACATATATCACATACTAAAAGTATTTTATAAAAAAATGAATACTAATCTATTTTTTAATTTTATAAATGTCAATTAAATCCAAGCTTTTTACACACGAAGATCCTTTACATATTCATAAAATATTTGGATTGTATTGCATTATAAATTATTTTTTACAAGCTTTTTTGTATTTTTATACATCTCAATATTATATTAATGTATATACTATCATCCCCCATATGTTGCTCCATATTACAAGTTTTATTTTTAAAGTTTTGTCTAAGCGTCCAATTCAAGTTAAAGCATCTATGTTTATCTGGAATGAATTAAGATTACATTCATTGATTTTTGCTTGGAGATCTTGTCTTGTAATAATTTTTCCTAATTATTCTGTTCATTTTGCAATGTTAACATTAATTGCTGCAGATGTTGCAACATATTATTACGGTACATCAAATGTATCAACCGTACGTGGAAGTCATGAAAATATTAAAAAAAGATCAATTGTGAAAAATATAGCTGGTGCATTTTTTAGCATTAGTCAAATTTCCGCAACTATAATTTGTGCAGGTTTCTTTAAAAAGTCAATTAACCCGATTGTCGTATTTTTTACATTACCAGCTATCCAAACGTCAGCGTTTGGGATGACTCTTTTAAGAAAGAATTTAATAACCAAGAACACTTGGACTATAGTATATACTTTTGAATTGATTTTAAATTATATAGTTGCGATCAAAGAAGATTTTAATATATTTCCTATTGTGATGGGAATTATATTGTATTTTATTAGAAAACAGGATTATATATTTCCAACCTATATTAGAAAAACATATAAATATTTGATGTGGATTGGATGTTTTCTACTACATAAATATTATTTTTAATTACTTTTTATTTTTATTTGTATTATACATATGAATAAAAGTTTATTAATAATATCCAAAAATTATTGGGGTGCAAATGCATCTGAACAATCAGCAAAAATTTTTTTAAATAATTTTGTAAAAATCGTAGACATTAAAGAAAGTAACTGTTTATCATTGATTGGTGAAAATGTCAATGTAACTAATGTAAAAAATATATTGTATAATACCGTATTTAATATTTTAAAAAACAATACATTTAATCAAATCTTGTATATTTATATGAATGGACACGGGAATCAAATATACGATACAAATGACGATGAAAAATCACCTATTGAAGAGGGTGAAACAATTAAAGATAATATGGATGAAATTTATCAATTACCAGATGGAGTTATATTAGATGATGAAATTACTGATATAATAGAAAAGGCTGTAAGGGATAGTTGTGGTGAAAATAGATTGATTGTAGTCTTAATATCTGATCATTGTTCGTCAGGATCTATGATAGATAAAAAACGTGACGGGGGTAGTTATGATTGGATTACAATAGGATCTTCATTGGATAATCAAGATTCTTATATAACAGGCGATGGTAATGTTATGACTAATAATTTATTAAATGTTTTACAAAAAATAGATGTAAACACTTGCAATACAATGCTATTTTATAGATTATTAACTGAAGAAATGAAAAATTCATTTATTGGCGATATACAAACAGCTACATTACACGTTTCAAATCCTAAAATGTTTACTAAACTTTTATTTAATCCATTATAAATTTTTGGAAAGAGAGGTGTCGGTCAGAATTTAAAAATAAAATAATATAATACTATAAATGAATAGTTTTGAAAAATTAAAATTAAAAAAGTTCAAAATTAAAAGCATATTACCAGATGCTACTATACTTATTTTAGGAAAACGCAGGAGTGGAAAATCGGTCTCTTATGGTACCAAAGTGTTAATGTACGATGGTACAATTAAAAATGTAGAGGATATAAGGGTCGGAGAACAAGTTATGGGCGATGACAGTACACCTAGAAATGTTTTAGAAACACATTCTGGTACAGATACAATGTATAAAGTAGAAAATAAAAAGGGAGAAAGTTATACGGTAAATAGTCATCATATTTTAAGTTTAAAATGGACTGCTAAAAAATTTATGTTTATAAGAAATGAAAGAATGTCTTTTCAAATAAGATATTTTGACAAAAATAAAATTAAAATAATACACAAAGACTTTTCGTATAAAAATAAAGATAAAGATACAGTTTATAAAACAGCAAGGGAGTATTATGATAATATAGTGGATGATTTATATCTAGATATCCCTATAAAAGATTACTTAGGACTCTCTAAAAAATACAAAGAAAATTTATTAGGATATCAAGTCTCGGCATTAACATTTCCTGAACAAAATGTAGAGTTACCTATTGATCCTTATATGATTGGTTATTGGTTAGGAGATGGTACTAGTAGAAGTAGTGATATAACTACACAAGATTCAACTGTAATACATTATTTTACAAACAATTTGAATAAATACAACTTGTATTTAGAATATAAAAGAATATATTGTTACAAAATTTCAAGTGGCTATGGGCAAAAAGATAATATATTTTTGAAAACATTAAAAAATTTAGGTATGTTGAATAATAAACATATTCCTCATATCTATAAATGCAATACTAGAGAGGCTCGATTAAAATTGCTTGCTGGATTTATAGATGCAGATGGTCATTTAGGTAAAAGAAATGATTTTGAAATAACACAATGTGTAAAACATGAAAAATTACTTGATGATATTATTTATTTAGCTCGAAGTTTAGGATTTACTGCTTATAAAAATATAAAAAAGACATCTTGGACACATAATGGAGTTAAAAAATTTGGTGAAGCTTTTAGAATCCATATTAATGGTCAAGGTATAGAAGAAATACCTACATTAATACCAAGAAAAAGAGCAAGACCACGTGAAGATCGTGTAAATGCATTAGTTAGTCAAATAACAGTAAAAGAATTACCAAAAGATAGATATTTTGGGATAGAATTAGACGGTAATAATCGTTTTGTATTAGGAAATTTTATTGTTACACATAATAGTTTTTTAGCAAGGGATATATTTTTTCATCATCGTGAAATTCCTTCTGGTATTGTATTTTCAGGCACAGAAGAAGCTTCTCCATTTTTTGGTGATTTTATACCTGATTGCTTTATTCATTCAGAATACGATCCAGAATTAATTGAAAGTGTTATGAATAGACAAAAGCGAAAAATTAGAGAAGCTAAAGCTGAAGGGTTATCAGAATCTGGAAAACACTCTAGTAATAATTTGTTCATAGTATTAGATGATATGTTGCACGATGCTCAAAATTGGAAGCGAGATAAAACAATTAAAAGTATTTTTTTCAATGGACGTCATTATAATTTTCTTTTCGTATTAACTATGCAATATGCACAAGGAATACCACCAGAACTTAGAAGCAATATTGATTATGTATTTATATTTAACGAACCATCGATTGCTAATAGAAAAAGAATTTATGACGCATATTGTGGCGTTATCCCCAGTTTTGAACATTTTTGTAACATATTAGATGCATGTACACAAAATCACGAATGTTTAGTTATTAAAGCATCCGGTAATAGTTCAGATATTAGAGAACAAGTATTTTGGTATAAAGCTGAACCACATACTGATTTTCAAGTAGGACATCCTAAATTTTGGAAATATCATAAAAGTAATTATAATGAAAAATACGAAGAAGAAGATGATAAAAACAAGGAAGAATTTGATAAATTAAAACGTAAATTTGCAAAAACTAAAAAACTAAAAGTTATTGTATCACGTCAAGGTGATGTTGTTGGTTACCAAGAAGAAGATTAAATTAAATTGTATATGTAATCTTTAATTTTATAAAAAAATATAAAGCACTTATAAAGCGGGTTATAAAGCGGATTATAAAACATATTTCCTGGTAATTGTTGTTTTATATTTTTTTTATGCATTGTATAATACATATTTACAATATTAATTTTATTTATATTATGTCATTATCTTTTAAATAATTAAAAGTTTTACTTCCTATTTTAACACGTCTTTTTGTCAAAGGATTGATTATCCACAATGCATTCGCATTTGCATTCGCATTTGCATTTGCTTTTAAATTACTATTATCGGATTCTGTTAGTTCTGTCCTACACATTGGACATATATTATTATTTGATTCGATATGATTTTGTAAGCAACCTTTATGAAAAAGATGTGTACAATTTAATTTTATATTTTTATCAGTTGCTTCGGTTGCTTCGGTTGCTTCGGTTGCTTCGGTTGTGTCAAAACATATATAACAAGTATATTCTTTATTTATAAATTCTTCGAATGTTTCATTTTCATCAATGTCCCCTAATTTTTCAGTGAAATCTATATAATTATAATATTGTTGCAATGTATCTGATATTTTTTGATAATTTATTAGATAATTATCAACTTCAAAACATCTTGTATTATAACATCCATACGGATACGTAGCATTTAATTCTTGTAAATCTGTAAAAATAGATTCTATATTTGATAATAAATAAGAATGTATATATGTATTAAATAGATCATTTTTTTCATATTGTAAATATCTAATTAAGCAGGAATACCAACTTTGATGTTGTACATAAACTGAATAAGTAGGATCATCTCTATCACCAGGTTCGTACATGTAAGGATGATTATCTAAAAATGAATGAAATGTTAACAATATAGTTTCTATACCCATACTAGATGTCCATTTTTCGAATTTACTATCACCCCACGTATTTAATATTGTTGCACAACATTTTCCATCTTGATACATATTTGGATGTATTCGAACACCATCATAATTAATAAATTTTACACTTGGTGGAGAATGTGGATAATTGTCCGGTATTGTAAAATCTAATCTTATAAACTTGTGTCTATATACGCTATCATATGGTGCTTTTATAATTGCATGTATACAATTTATATCTTGTTCGTTATAATATATCAGATAATCATTTTCTAAAACTGCTTTTTGATTTTGTTGAATGTATAAATTTTTAATTTCCTTTTGTAATCTTTTATTCATATTATATTTAATATAATATAAATTAAAATCAATTTATAATATTTACATCGTTTATTTACATCGTTTATTTACATCGTTTATTTACTTTGTAGTTAATCGTCCTTGTTTGTACATATCAAACAACTTGTTTTTTATCAAGCTTTCTTTTTCTTTATATTGACGTTGTTCTTCTCTTTGTTGTTCTTTTTCGCGTATACTTTTAGGATGTGGTATATATATAATGTTGTCATTTAATTGAACACTCCAAGTGATATTATTAGTTGTATTTACCAGCATTATATATTTAGGATATTCAACCTTCATTAAAAGACCACCTGTTCTAAATTGTTTTTTATCAGTATTGTAATATTTAACCCAAGTTTTAAACAATGGTAACCTAGTCAATATTTCCTTTTCTTTCATTGTTTTTAAAGGTATACAATTTTCAATCTTGTTTAAAATATCTTCTCTTGTAAAGTTATCTTGACGTGATCCAGATGATGGCTTTTTATAATTTGTATTAACTATACTCTTAAATCCAGATTTTGAACTCTTTTTATAATTAGAAGTATCTTGTGTAACATCTTGTGTATCTGAAAAATATTCATCGCTATCACTTTCAGTTTCGTATTTACTAAAATCTGTTGCAGTTGTATCTTGCTTTTCAATAATAAACTTTTTTTTCATTGCTTGTAATATTTTATAAATAAAAAAGTTTTATCAATTTTTATTAATTTACAATCAATTAATTTACGACAATTAATTTATTTCACTAATGTATATGTTTTCTTTTTTAATGAATTTTTTTAAAACAAATTTTGTTGACGAAATCATACCTAGATTATGGTTGGGTGATTACAAGTCAGCTTTGGATATTGATTTTTTATTAAATAACAAAATCAATTTAATAATAAATTGCACTCCAAATACAAAGTTTTTTTACGAAACAGTAGATTTAAATTTATCAAATAGTAGTATTGCAAATAAATTAAAGAGAATAGAAACATATAGAATACCTGTCAATGACAGTTTATTAGAAGCCGATTTTATACGTATGGAAAAATATTTTAAAATAGTCATTCCGTTATTACTACGAAAATACACTATTGAAAAAAAAAACATACTTGTACATTGCTATGCTGGAAAACAAAGAAGCGCTATTGTAGTAGCTGCTCTTTTAAAAGTATTATCGGATAATAATTATATATCAGTTTTACCTCCAGTTAAACAACTCGATTTATCTAAATATAATTTATCTAAATATAATTTATGTAAATATACAAGAAATATACAACAATATCAAAATATTTGTAATTATATAATATCAAAAAGATATCAAGCTTTTACATATGGTTACAGAGTAAACTTTGAACCAACCTTTTTACGTTATTTTAATTTACATTACATATAATTTAATACACGAATTTACATTACATATAATTTAATACGCGAATTTACAATACATATATATATAATTATTTTATTAAAATAATGTATAATCAATGAGTAAACAAGAATGCTTAGCCAATCCTAGCCCATCTTGTGATACCTGGGTCCAAGACTACTGTAACAAAAATACAAGCGATCAAAATTTTTGTGGATGTTCAACTAATGTTTTACAAAACGCACCAGACCCAGAATTAGGAAATACACCCATTAAATGTTGGGCAAATTCGTGTAATAAAAATGCTAACGCGTACCAATTTTATTTTGTAAAAGATCAAACTTGTCCATCTTTATGTATCGATAAAAGTAGTATTACCGCACTTGGAAGTAATATCAGTAGCTCAAGCTTTAATCAAGCATCTTGTGGAGGTCAAAACAATACCGTTAAAGATGATGCTTTTGAAAATGACATACAAATACAGATAACTGAATTGTACGGGTATGGCATCAAAGCAATAGCTGGTTTAGCATTATTGCAAATAATAATTGCAATGATATTTTTAATTTTATTATTTTTACATTAATATACATTTTTATTTTTTATATTGTATTAATATAAATAGTAATGTTTACAAATATAACAATCTTATTACTCATAATAGTCACAATATACATTTATATTTATATGAATAAGAAAGTTGAAAAATTCGAACAGAATCAAAAAGTTTATGTAAAAACAGCAAATAATAAATTTTTTACAATATGCGCAGATAAACATTTGTGTTTGACAAACGATTTCGCATCTAAAACGGTATTCAACACAATGAAATTTTCAGATGATTTAATAAGTTTATCAAGCAATGGTTATTATATAGCTTCTTGTTTTGGTGACAAATGCACTAACAATATGATAAAAGTAAACAGCTTTAATCCATATGCGCCTAATGCCAAGTTACGATTAACTAAAGAAGGCGATTATCATTATGTACAACTATATGACGATATGTATTTAGGCGTAGATGAAAATGATCATTTAATAAAAACGAGTGACAAATCACAAGCTATACAAATCGCATTTATTTAAATTTTATTTTTATTATATATATATATAATAAATGGAAATCAATCAGTTACTCATTATAGGAAGTAGTTGTAGTAGTCTTATTATAATTGTCATAATAATTATTTTTATAATGATACAAAACAAGGGCGCCGAGGTTACTGCTCATCAGTTGCCATCAAACGAAATAATAAAAAACACATCCGGTAAATATACACCAATGGTTACAGCAGCTGATAAAATTGCTCAAAAGCCTCCACCGCCCTCAGTCGCATTTCCACAACCAGCTCCACAGCAAAAAATAGATTGTTTATTTGATAGTAATAAATATTATAATGCGTACCCAGATGTTAAGGCTGCAGGTATGGATGCTGCTGTGCATTATAAACAATACGGTATTAATGAAGGTCGATCTCCTTGTGGTACCCCCAATTGTAAGTTTGATGCTAACAATTATTATATCATGTACCCAGATGTTAAGGCTGCAGGTATGGATGCTGCTAAGCATTACACCATATATGGTATCAATGAAGGTAGATTGGCTAACAAATGTTCCATTTGATATAAACCACTTACAATCAACAAACGCACCATTTATACATTGGTCAAATTTTTTGTAATAAGAATCATAAAAACATACAAAATTCATATTAAAAATTCACTTTTTGTAAAAGTTTTAAAATTTGATTAAAACTTTTTTATATAATTATTTTATATAGTTATTTCATATAATGGCATCATATTCGCAAACTGGAATCTATATATTAGACTCTTCAAATGCAACCGATATAAGCAACGGTGGTTCCTTTACAACAAATGGAGGTGTTTCAATAGGAAAAGATATTTACATAGGTGGTAATTTAAATATGTCAGGTGAATCAGCATCATTTGCTGATAATGTGATATTATTAAATAGTAACCCATCTGAACTAGTTGATACAGGGATTGTTATTAAAAGATATAATAGTGATTATAGTAGTATTATTTATTCAGAATCACTAAATGAATTCCAATTCGGATATTGTACAGAAAATATTAATAAAAATGCTATTATAAATGAATTTATACCGATTCGAGTTGGTGGAATAAATATAGAAGGCGGAGGATTATTTGTATCAAATATCACAGCAACTAATTTATATATAAATAATAGTTTATCATCAAATTTATTTAATTCTACGAATTCGACAATAAAATCAATATACTCAACAAGTATATCATCTGGATCACTAAATGTAACAAATTCTAAATTTACAAATACAACAACAAATACATTAATTACAACGTTTATTTCATCTGGGTCATTAAATTCCATAAATTCAAATTTAACAAATGTAACTACAAATACATTAGTTGCAACAAATAGTTCGTTTACATTAATTAACTCTACGAATTCTATTTTAACAAATTCAACTATAAAATCAATATATGCAACAGGTATTTCATCTGGGTCATTAAATTCCATAAATTCAAATTTAACAAATGTAACTACAAATACATTAATTACAACGTTTATTTCATCTGGGTCATTAAATTCCATAAATTCAAATTTAACAAATATAACAACGAATACACTAATTGCAACAAATAGTTCGTTTACATTAATTAACTCTACGAATTCTATTTTGACAAATTCAACTATAAAATCAATATATGCAACATGTATTTCATCTGGGTCATTAAATGTAACAAATTCTAACTTTACAAATATAACAACCGCTTCATTTAATACAAATTCGTTGCTTTCGTCTACTATAAAAGTTACAGGTACAACATCGTCTTTATTAACACAAAATGGTATATATAGTGGTATATATACAGACGGATATTCATTTTTACAAATGAGCTCAAATATTACATCAGGTTCACATATACTTTTTTCAACAATTGGATACAATTCATTTGGTAAAATACGATATAATAATAATAATAACAATATGAATATAACAACGAATGGAATTGAACGATTTTCTTTTGCAAGTAATGGAGATTTTATAACAGCGGGCGACATTAGTTCATTTAATTGTCTATCAGATTGCAATCTTAGACAAAATGTAACAGATATAAATACAATAACTGCAAAAGATATAATTAAATCATTAAAACCAATTAAATTTAATTGGAGAAATGATATTTTTAATGAATCAAAACGCGGATTGTCTGACGTTGGGTTTAATGCACAAGATATTGAAAATTTAATACCAGAAGCTGTTTCAGAATATAAAGAAATAAATAGTGGAAATGTATATAAAAATATAAAACACGAAAGACTATTACCCTATATAGTATCGTCTATACAAAATGTATTAACTAGAATTGAATCTCTGGAAACATCTGTTACATCTATAAAACAAAAACTTAATATGTAGAAGATGACTTTTATAAATAATATGGTAATTTATAAAACTTTATATATCAATATTAATAAACCCAAGTTTTTTAGAAACTTCAAATTTTTTTTCTATTTTATTTATATCAATTTCACCGGTTTCATGATCATTTTCTCTTAAAATAAGATTTATAATACAACCAAGATGACAAGAAAATATATGATTATCATCTATCCCACAAGATATATTATAATATCCGTGTAAAATATCACGATTTGTAACCTCGAAAATTCCTATTTGTTTATGTATAATATTTTTACTATTAATCAATCTAAATGGAACATTATAATCAAACACAATTTTTTCTGTTGTAATATTTGAAAAAATATTTAAATCTATCATTTTACCAATAATTACATAATTATATTCATCTAAAATAGATAAATCATTACTCCAAATTAATTTATCAGAATAATCAACTAATTTATGTATATATTGAGCTCGTGTTATTGATTTCGTATACAAACATACTTTAATACCTTGTTTAATAAGAAGTTGTACTACTGCACATCCTATTTTACCAGTACCACCTATGTAAAATATTTTATCAACATTATATTCAAGTAATTTATAAAAAATTGAAGCTGCAGTCATCGTATCACCTGTAAATATTTTCACTTTTCCTTTTGTAATAGGATCGTTTTCTATCTTATCTACAATAATATTACCATTATCATTCAATGCTTTGGATTTATTCAAATTTCCCAATCCAAAATAACAACATTTATTATTAATATATCCATTTTTAATAATATCAAATATCGCATTGTTAATACTATTATATTTATTAGAATTAAAATAATCATATGGTGAATAAATAACACTTGATATACATCCTGAAAATGAATTGTTTATAATATACTTTGGTAACGAATATTTATTTATAAACAAACGCATTATACATAACATGTATGATAATATATACACATCTAAAAAATATGAAAAATCGTATTTATCATATATAGCATAAAAATTTAATTCTGGTATTGTTAAAAGATGATTAAATGACGATAAATGTACAATAAAGTTAAATTTGTTTACAAATTGATTTTTCATAGGCAAAGAATATTCTTCATATGTTCCAAATAAATGATCCCATATTGGCATAAATAATGAAAAATTTTTTTTATATTTCCTATGATGACAAGCATGAAATTCAGGTGAATAAAACATATATTTAATTATTGTATTTTTATACACTGATTCTGTGTATTTTATATTAGAATGTCCTAACATATTAGCCAAGTCAAACAATATTATATATATCGAAATTGAATAAAAATTTTGCATATTAAAATATATATATGGAATTAGAATTGCCGGTGAAAAAATAATCACATAAACAATATGTTCTGTAATGTTTTGTACAATACCAGTTGTAGGTAAAGTTATTATAGATGAGTGATGGAACGAATGAAAATATTTATAAAAATATTGTTGATGAAGAAGTAAATGTGTAAAGTAATAAATAGGTTCTACTATAACAATATGAGTAAATAAAGTTAGTAGAAAACTAATAAAAGTATTAATAATCGATATATTTTTATTAAATAAAAGATTATTGTCTATAATACCTAAAAAACATAAAACGGCAGTGTGTAAAATAAAGGTATCCGAATAATTTCGAGATTCCCTATATAATTGGTTTTTCGAAAAAAAAGATATATTATCTTTATTATTGATATAATCGAACGATAAAGCTAAACGATGACAAACATATCTTACCCCACCCAAAATTACTATTGGTATAGCAGTAAAATTAAACAAGTTCATTTATATTTTTACAAAATAAATTAAATTATAAAATTTTAGTTTTAATATATCTTTCTAAAGTGTCTTTAAAATTATCATTAAAATAAAAATTTTCTACACCTGCAATTTTTCTAAACACGTCCGTTTTTATATAATTATCCATTTGTTTATAAAAATTACGTTTTTTAATAATATTACCAGTCAACAAAGTTTTATACAAACGTAGTTGATCATATTCAATAATTTGTTGATCTATTTCTTGTTTCATATCATCCAATTTTATATTATTAATATCAGTTTGACCATTTAAATAATGATCCATATATAAACATTTGTATAATAAAGTTAACGTATTTCTTTTACAATCAAATTGTCGCCAAATTAAATAATTTAATGTTTCAAAATCTTTATCAAATTCTACAAAATTACCATCAAATAAAAAATCTATATTTATATCTCTCTTTTGCAATTCTTTAGTAATATAAACACTTGCACAACTTGTAATACTTGTAAGTATTTTAGTAATATTACCATTATATAAATAATCACCTCCATCATTATAGTAAAAAACCAAATTTATTTCATTATGAAATGTATAAATCATATGTGGAGAAAATCTATTAAATAATAGTTTTGATACATTCACTAATATATTATTAATATCATTTAAAAATACAATTTTATCTTGCAATTCAGAAATGTTGTTAATATATTTCAATAATTGCTTGGATTTTATCGAAATAATATGTGGCTTATAATAATGACAATTTACATTATTTAACCGATTAATGTAAGACTTCATTCTTAATTCTAAAGAATTTTCATTTTTACATTTCCCATTATTTTTAAAAAAAATATTTGCCATATTTAATGTCATTTCTTATTAAATAAGATTTTTATTTTCCATTTTTTTCGTAATTATATTTTAATTACATATAATATACACTATGCTCAAAAAGCGTTCAACCGTTAAAAAAGGTTCAGCTGTTAAAAAAAGACCAGCTGTTAAAAAAGGTTCAGCTGTTAAAAAAGGTTCAGCTGTTAAAAAGCGTTCAGTTGTTAAAAAGCGCTCGGTTAAAAAGCGTTCAGCTGTTAAAAAACGTCCAACTGTTAAAAAACGCCCAACTGTTAAAAAAGGTTCGGCTGTTAAAAAACGTTCAGTTAAAAAAGGTTCAACCGTTAAAAAAAGACCAGTTATTAAAAAGCGTTCAGCTGTTAAAAAGCGTTCAGTTGTTAAAAAGCGTTCTGTTAAAAAGCGTTCGGTTGTTAAAAAAGGTTCAGCTATTAAAAAGCGTTCACTTAAAAAGCGTTCAGTTGTTAAAAAGCGTTCAGTTGTTAAAAAGCGTTCTGTTAAAAAGCGTTCGGTTGTTAAAAAAGGTTCAGCTATTAAAAAGCGTTCACTTAAAAAGCGTTCGGTTACTGAAATGTGTAAAATGAAAAAAATAGGTAGAGTAATGAAAGAATTTAAAATGAAAACTTTAAAATTAAGAAATAAAAGAGTAGTTACGGACAGAAAACAAGCTATAGCAATAGCTTTATCCGAAGCAAATAGATATTGTTAATTTCACGTGCGTTTTGTAAATTATGCACATTTGACAAATCGTGTTATTTATATAAATTTGTATTTTTATATTTAATTGTGTAAATAATTAAATATTGGATAATAGTAATTATTTATATGACAAAATATTGCATCTATATTTATAAGCGGGGTGATAAAAAGGGTAAAGTATGCAATGAAATATGCAAAAATGAAAAGATTTTTTGTAAAAAACACGATATTTTACACGAGAATAGTGATGATAAAAAGAAAGGGGATCGTAAAAATATTCCAATTATACATTTAAATAAATTTATAAATAAAAAAGTACAAGAGGATGCGATTAAAGAAAAGATTTTTTCAATACCTACAAACGATCAAAATAAATCGGTCATATACAAGCATTATAATAATATGAAAAGGACAGATTCAACGAGTACGGAATATTATAAAAACCAATTGTTTGTAGATTTAGCATTATCATATCCGTGGGATAAGCAATATAATATACACGATATAATTCACGATAAAGGAATTCCTACTTTTTTAGAAATGATTAAAAAAGAATTGGATAAAAATATACACGGAATGGATAGTGTTAAAAACGAGATATTAAATGTAGTTTGTAAATTTATAACAAATCCTACAAGTAATAGAAATAATATTGCTTTATATGGTCCAGCAGGTGTAGGTAAAAGTAAATTTATAAAAGTGTTGGCTGATATATTAGGATTATCTATAAAAACTATATCGTTGGGTGGTATAAAAGATTCTTCATTTTTTCTTGGACACGGATATGTTTATGTAGAAAGTGGCCCAGGGAAAATTTTACAAAATGTAATTGATTCAAAAATATCAAATCCTATAATGTATTTTGATGAATTAGATAAAGTTAGCGAAACAGATAATGGAAAAGATATTTTTTCATTTCTATGTTATTTGACAGATCCTACGCAAAATAAATCATTCAGTGATCATTATTTTTACGGTATGACTTTTGATTTATCAAGAGTTTTTTATGTATTTACATTCAATGATATTGATAAAATTGATAAAATCTTATTAGACCGTCTAAATATTATAAAAATACAAAGTCCTAGCGATGAAGATACTGTAAAAATTATAGAAAATCATTGTATACCAGAAATAGTATCTAATATAGGTATACAACAAGAAATCATTTTTGAAAAAGAAAATATCAACTTTATAATAAATTATTGTAAAGATTCAATTAATAAAATGATAACAAGCGGTGTAAGAGAATATTATAGAATTTTTGAAAAAATTTTATTAGAACTTAATAAAGATATACTATTAAATTTCAATAAATTTGCAACAACTACTTCTATATTAATCACTCAAAGTATGTTTACTTTATTATTTAATAATATTAAACACCAAATTAATCACACTAGTTCATCTAATTCTTATATAAATCACATGTACATTTAATTACACGTCAATTTCATAAATTTAGTCGCCAATCAGTCGTCAATCATAAGTGTATTATAAATAGTTTCTTGATTTTCATTTGTATTTACATTTGTATTTGCATTTGTATTTGCATTTGAATTGTCAGATACAATACGTTCTGCAAATTTCAATTGTACAACTTTCCAAATACTTCCAACCTTACCATTATAATACCAAACTTTGACACATTCAATAATTGCTTTAAACGTTTTCCCCTTGCATAAAATTTCTGTAATATTATTTTCATGAATCGGAACTTTTTGTTTAATTTCATCAAAAATAAAACTTTCAAAATTACCATTCTTGTCTCTTGGCAATTGTAGTTTCATCAGTTTAGGATAATTTTTATTTTCGCGCAACATTGGTGAATACACAAATGAGTCAGTTGCTGTTTCATTTTTACTATTAAACATTGACAAGTTATCCTTTACTAATTCATTGATAATATTATCCAAATCATTAATTGTATCTCTAAAAACAACAGACGTTTCACTTGAAGATTGATTTAAAGAACAATCAATATGATATTCACTAAAATTATTCCATTCTTTATTAACTGATTTAACACCAAATGGTAAATACATTGTCGATGTACAAATTTGAATAGGTTCTTTGTTATGAACTAACTTTACAGCTCTACCCGATTTGCCCAACTTGATATCTTTTAAGTTTTGAGGATGATTCATTTAAATTTATATTAACAAAATTTTAAATTCATTTTTTTATAAAAACACATTGTAAAAAAACATTGTAAAAAATTATAAAAAACCAAATGTATTTTCTCTGCAAATAGTTATAAATAACATACCTGTTTCTTCATCTTTATAAAGATTATAAATAGACGATAAAGACATTGTTTGAATGGGTACTATATTATTTATGAATATAAATATTGATTCACCAGATTTAATATCGGTTATTTTATTTCGAATTATATTCAAAAATTGACCCACGTTAATATCACTACCTACCAAATATTTATACTTTAATATGCGTATATTTTTATCCCTTGGTCTTACAATTATTGGTATGTAAGTGGGGTATTTTTGCTTTATTACATCGACTTCTTTTTGTATTACATACTTTTCTTCTTTTGTAAATTCTTTTTTAGTATAATCTATTATACTTCTTTTTTTAATTTCAGATTGTTGTAAAGTTATTACATTTACATCAGCATTAGATGTCATATAATAATTATTATAAAAAAATATTTTTAAATGTATTTTTAAATGTATTTTTATAATGGACTGTTTATAACCCATTTTTTATATACGTATAGGTTTGTAAAATTCAGCATCTGAAAATATCATATTAGATATTATCTTTTGCAAATATGTTTTTTCTTCGTGAAACGATGTTTTAATCATTGATTGAAACATATCCATAAATATAGGAAAGTGCATAGTTGCCTTCATTTCTAAATATTTTAAATTTTCACTTTTGTTATTTGGTTTATTAATTAATACGTGGAAATCTTGTAACCAAGGCATCTTTTGAACATCGTCCTTATGTATTACTTTAAATTGTATACAATGTCTTTTTACTTTACCACTTACTATGGAACCCGAATGTAACAAGTTGGCATTAAATAAAATAGCTGTACCCGATTTAAAATACAACTTTTTTGATTTATCTGTAAAGTATATCCATTGGTTGTCATTATGACTTTGTGGTATAACTTGCAATCCTGTATCAGAATCATCTAAATATAATATCATTGTATAACTAGGATATTCCAAATTATTATAATTTTGACAAGATGTATAATCACGATGAAATGTATGAATAGCTGAATTTTCAATCATATATGTATAATCAATCATTGTATAATCGTCTCCTAATATACTATTTATCTTTTTACCAATGTCTTTATTATTTTTAAAAAATCCCTTGACATTTTGATAATTTTTATTATCCCAATCAACCAACAACTTTTCTACATCACCCTTGTTTATTAAATCGTTTATCACAACATATCCACTATCACCAGCTTTCGATTTAACTAGAATCTTGTATAAAATGTAAACAATCAGAATAATACATAAAAAGTAAAATACATCCATTGTTATTATAATGTATAATATAAAAATATTTTTTAAATTAAAAAATTACACACAAATACATTTAAAAAATGGAAAGGTTTAGTTGGAAAAGAAAATTTATTATATTTTTAAATATCAAAATGGCGGGGAAAAGTACATCTACAAACTATAAATCTATAAACTATAATTCTATAAACTATAATTCTATAAACTATAAATCTACAAACTATAATTCTATAAATATAATTGGTTACGGTTTTGTTGGTGCAGCCATGGGATTTTTATGTGAATCAAATAATGTAAAATTTAATGTATGTGACGTACAACAAAAAAATGGTAATTTTCAATATTATACTTCAAATATCCAAGAATTAATTAAACATTCAGAATCTGAAAATGATAGTAATTACTATTTTATTTGTGTCCCGACACCAAGTAATTCTGAGGGAGAATGCGATATTTCAATTATTCAAAATGTATTATCAACATTGAATACGTGCATTACAAAAAAAACAAATGTGATTATTAAAAGTACAATGGCTCCTGGATCTTGTGATAAATTACAAAATACTTTTACTAATTTAGATATTGTATTATGCCCTGAATTTTTAAAAGAATTATCTTATAAAGACGACATCTACAACGCATCTTTTGTATTACTTGGATTATCACAAAAATTCGAGATTGAAACATATTCAGATTTAATAAATTTATTTAAATTATTATATGCTCACAATTGTGATATAAATATCATTATAAAAACATATAAAGAATGCGAGTTATTTAAATATACATTAAATACATACTTTGCTACAAAAATAACATTTTTTAATGAAATTTATGAATTATGCGAATCTATGAATGTAGATTATCAAAATTTAAAATCAATGTTTAGTTTAGAACCAAGGATTGGCGAGTATGGAATAACTGTACCTGGAGATGACGGTAGGGGTTTTTCGAAATCGTGTTTACCTAAGGAAATTAGAGGATTAATTAAATTACAAGAGCAATTAGGATTATCTTCTGAGTTGGCAAGTTGTATAAATAAAAGAAATTTGTATTTTAGAAGCAAGTAAAATTTAAACAATTAACTAAATTTAAACAATTAACTAAATTTAAACATCACTTGCATTTTTTATATCAGATAATAATTCGTGCAACATATCAACAAATAAAACAATTGTATCTTGGTCGTTTTCACTATATGAAACACAAGTTGATAATTCCAAACAAAAACACTTTGCACTATTTTTTGTATTTGTACCAGGGGTAAACTCTGCATAAATACAATGATTTTTTAAAATTTTTATAGAAAAGTCATCTTCTAATATATAACTCCACATTTGTAATTTAAAAATACAACCTTTTTGAATATATTTTAATTTTTTTCTGATTACGCTTTTATTTTTTTATTGGTATATATATATAATGGAAGGTAGAAAATTAACACCTAACGATTTTTCAGTTAAAGGAAATAATGTTTATATAAATAAAAATGGGAATCCAGGTATGCTTTTAATATGGGCCGATTGGTGCGGGCATTGTAAACGGTTTAAACCTACATTTAATGAAATGTGTAAAAAATTAGGTAACAGTTTTCCTTGTATATCTATAGAAGATTCTGAATTAAGTAAAGACAAAAACTTGGCTAAATCCCTAAATTTTGGAGGGTATCCAACTATTAAATTTTTTGATCAAAATGGTAAAATAGTTGGAGATTATACATCTGAAAGAAATGAAACGGCATTATACGATCATATATGCAAATTTTATCATCATTGTGTTAAATATCATTAATTTACGTTTATATAACGAGATTTATTTATTAAATAAAAATAAATAAATGTTTATCGTATCGCAATATGCATTACAAAAATCGAATGCTTGTAATAACATTGATACATCAACTTATTCTATAGTTATAGGATTAGTTATATACGGCGGTATTTATTTATATTTTTTATTTTATAACAATGAATATCTTTCACTATTTAACAAGTTTGTTATATATATTGTAGGCATTGATTTATTACTATCAACCTTTTACACATACAACAATATAAATGAAAACAAGTCTTTTGATTCTAATGAAAAATCTGAAGTAAAATCTGAAGACACTACAGACGACGAAACAGACGTTGAAATAGACGACGAAACAGACGATTCATCCGAAGATGTATTAGACTTGATACCAATACCTTTGTCATTCGAAGAAATCGAAGAAGTCCAAGAAGACAACCAAGCAAATATCCAAGAAATTCAAGAAGACAACCAAGAAAATGTCCAAGAAAATGTCCAAGAAAATGTCCAAGCAAATGTTAAAAATCTTGATCTCCAAGAACCTTTATTAGATAGTGAAACTTTAGAAACAGTAAAAAAATTACAACAAGAAAATGACATGTCATCATCTCAATCAATCAAAAAAAAAAGAGGTAGAAAGCCAAATAGTGTAAAAGCTACAATGTAATCAAGAGAAAAAACATATAACATCATATAATAAGACAGTATCCATTTTATTATATTCTATTATATCAATCATCGAAGATAACGATTTTAAATCATAAGAACTTGTTTCTGAATTATAAGAACTTGTTTCTGAATTATAAGAACTTGTTTCTGGATTATAAGAACTTGTTTCTGAATTACAAGAACTTGTTTCTGGATTACACAATTTTGAGTTTTCTGGATTACAAGAACTTTTTTCTGGATTACAAGAACTTGATTTTTTTAAAACAACATCACTTTCTATAACGGAACACATTGCTTGAAATCCATTTTGGCATTCTGTATCATATTTTATAGATAAAAGTTTTTTAGATATATATTTAAGAGAATAAGAGCTCAACACAATTGATTGTTTTACAATTTGCAATAAATCTACAAAACACATTTTATGTTTGTAATTGTTGTAATCTATATGATGTCTTGTTAATGTTTTTTCAATAATTACTCTATCAGCATGGCTCCAATGAAATATGATAATTGGTTGATTTAGATTATTATATTTTGAATCTATAAAGTTTAAAAAATCAGTAATAATTTTTTTTTCATTGACATAATTTAATTGATTTACAGTATAATCTTTATATTGTACATTATTTTCATATTTATAACATATTCCTATCATAAATAACAAAGATGTATCTTTTGAAATTGGAAATTGTTCAAAATCATCATATATATCATTTGTGTATTCAACATCCAAAAATATACAATTTTTAAGAATGCTGTTTATATACTTTTCATCATTGTTTTTGCTGTACAACTCCCTTTTTAAATTATATAAAAATTTTCGTCTATCATTACTAGATACTTTGTAATCTTCGTCTTCATTTTGTTTTAAATTATTTATATTTGTATTTACATTTGCATTTGTATTTTCATTTGCATTTGCATTTATATTTGTATTTGTATTTGCATTTGTATTTGCATTTGTATTTGCATTTACATTTACATTTGTATTTTTATCAGTGTCAAATGTACAAAACATATTCAATGAATCGTTTGTTTTACAATTTGTTTTTTTATTTATATATTTTCTACCAATAATTAAAACATCTTTTGATAAAATAACGTTTGTATTTTTTTTGATATTGATATATATGTTTTTTATAATATGTTTTGTGTGATTATCTAAATAACAAGTAGAATTTTGCATTTTGTAATGTAAATTTCTATATAATATATATACCATACTGTGTTTTTCTTCATCTAAATTAGTATTGTAATTTAGATTAATAATTTTATTAGACAAGACCATAATATTTTTGTTAACGTATACTTTGTTATTTTCTAAAAAATTTACCTTTTTTGAAATGGATAAATTAAATTTATTAATAAAAAACCCGTTAACTAATTTGTTAAACTTTAGATTTTGAGAATTTATAAAATTCATTGGCACAAACTTTTTAAATAATTATTTTAAATTCATTTTTTTTATTCTTGTTTAATTATAACTATGAATAAAATTTATGATATTGTTGTAATTGGAGGTGGACCTGCAGGTTTAGCATTAGCGCAATGTTGTAGTTCAATAGGTAAAAGGGTTGTTGTAATAGACAAGGAAGATAATATAGGAGGATGTCATAGAGTAAGACGAGTTAATGGATTATTTACCGAACACGGTCCTAGAATATACAGCTCTGCATATAGTGTATTTATGACATTACTTGAAGAAATGAATACGGATTTTTTTGATTTATTTACAGAATATAATTTTTCAATGAGTAGAATAGGCGGCGAAACAATTTGGTCAACATTAGACTTTTCAGAAATATTTACATTATTTATAGAATTTGTGTTTTTATTATTTAATGATAATCACGGAAAAGACATGACTATGCAAGATCTTGTAATTGATAAAAATTTTAAAATGGAATCTACAAGTTTAATTGACCGTTTGTGTAGATTAACCGACGGTGCAGGAATTGATAAATATACATTGCACGAATTTTTACAATTATTTAATCAACAAGCGTTTCATAAATTATATCAACCAAAACTACCAAATGATATTGGATTGTTTAAAATTTGGAAAAGCTTTTTAGATAAACGGGGAGTTGATTTTATTTTAAACAGTAATGTTGAAAAACTATTACTTGATGCCAATAATAAAATACAATCTGTAAAAATTAACAATAGTGAATATATATATGGTAAAGAATTTGTTATAGCTACACCTCCGATTTCATTAATAAACATATTAAAAAATTCAAATCCAGTTATCCAAAATTGCTTTGGTGATTACAATATTTTAGAAAGGTGGGCAAAGGATACAGCTTATATAGAGTATTTATCAATAACATTTCATTGGGATACAAAATTAGAATTACCTAAAGTATATGGTTTTCCAAAAACGAGCTGGGGTGTTGCTTTTATTGTTTTATCAGATTATATGAAAATGTCATCAGAGACTGTGATTAGTGCTGCTGTTACTATAACTGATAAAAAAAGTCCAACATTAAACAAAACAGCAGACGAATGTTCAGAACAAGAACTTTTACAGGAAACTTTTAATCAATTAAGGGAATCATTTCCAAATATACCTTTTGCGACGCGTAGTTTGTTATCACCTGGTGTTGTAAAAAATAATAATAAATGGATATCTAAAGATACCGCTTTTATAGCGTCATCGGACAAAATAAATATCCCATTTAAAAGTTTATCAATTAATAACATTTACAACTTGGGGACGCATAATGGATATCAACAATACCATTTTACATCATTGGAATCTGCTGTAACAAATGCTTTAGAATTAAGTCACATTTTGTATCCTGAATTAAAACAGAAATATAAAATTTCTAGGGCAATTTCGGTTAAAGATGTTATATTTTTATCTATTATAATAATAATAATAATATTATTTATATTCTATGGATTCACAGCATCTAAACAAGCTCGAACAAAAAATAGATAAAATATACATTATTTTAGAAAAAATAGAAGCACGTATGGAACAAATAGAATCAAGATTAAATATAAGCACTACAAAAATGGATAATCACATTGATTTTGTAGAAAATGTATATGACGTTGTAAGAAATCCATTTTCAAAATTATTAAATTATTATTATGGCAATTCATCCAAAATACAATTAATAGAATTAAAAAAGTAATTTGTCGTTTAATATTTGTATTTTTATTATAGAAATATTAAAATGAGACCAGTATTATCAATCATCCTAAGTTTTTTAACACAATCATCAATGGCAGACCCAAGTAATTGCGATGACAGTACACTTACAACCACGCGCACTACACGCGCACCACGTAACTGGAAAACTAAAAGTAGAAAAATTTCCAAGACTACAAGTGTACCAGAAATTACAAGTGTACCTACAAGTGTACCTACAAGTGTACCTACAAGTGTACCAGAAATTACAAGTGTACCTACAAGTGTACCAGAAATTACAAGTGTACCTACAAGTGTACCTACAAGTGCACCTACAAGTGTACCGGAAAACGGATCATTTCAAAGTAGTGTGGCGACATATTATTTTAGAGTTGGAAATGATGTAGAGGGATGTCCGGTTGTACAAACATTTAATGATAATAATAGATACGGACCTTGTAAAAGTTCTGATGGTAGTTCTGGTGTATTATATACTCAATCAAGTAAATACTGGGCGGCTATTGCAAATGCAAAAGATCATTGTGGTGAAACTATAAGAGTTTTTTACAATAATAATTATTTAGATTTGCAAGTTACGGACGAATGTGTTGCGTGTCATTTAGATAATCATGTAGATATGAGTTTAGATGCATTAATAGAATTAACTGGTACTAAAGAATTAGCGTGCGCAATTAACACCATTCAACCAAATATTTTGTGGAAATTTGTAGCTTGATTAATTAATTACAACTTGATTAATTGTAACTTGATTAATTATATATACATTCCCGGTGGGGGGTCATTATTACCGGAATTATTAGTTGTACTTTCTGAAAGTAATATGTCAATATGATCTTTAATAATTTTTATAGGTGTTTCTTGATGCTTATAATAATCATATAATTTTTTATATTTTAATTTTACAATATTGTCATTTGGGTCAGTTAAAAGAAGTGTATTAACACGAGAAATTATGATTTCAAATTTACGTTTGATATCTCGCATACCTTGATCAGATTTACTCATTTCAACAACATAATCAATTGCATCATTTGTTATTTGAATATAATTATTTGTAAAAAAATATTGTTCTAGTATATTTGGTATTAAATGAAGTTTGGTAATTTCTAATTTTTCAGCAACTGAATAATTATCCACGTGTATTTTAAATAATCTATCTGCTAAAATAGGATCTATCTTTGTAGCATCATTGTACGTAAATATAAATAAAACCTTTGATAAATCAAAATCCAATCCTGAAAAATATTTATCATAGTTGTATTTATTATTGGTTGTGGAATCGGTTAAATGAATAAGATTTCCAATGATTTCTTTTCCGTGATGTGTTTCTGAAACTTTATCTAATTCATCAAATAGGATAATAGGATTCGTACATTGAGTATCTCTTAAAATTTCAATAATTCTTCCAGGACAACTACCTACATATGTAAACCCGTGTCCGGTTAACAAAGAAGAATCGGATTCACCACCTAAACTGATTGTTCTATATGGTCTACCAAGTGCTTCAGATATACTTTTAATTATTGCCGATTTACCCACACCTTTTCCGCCATATAATCCAATTGCATTTGTAGTAAAATTAGGATTTCTTATCATTTGTGTTACAATATTTACAATTTGATCTTTAGGACGTTCTAAAAATGACAATCGTTTATCCAAAATAGTTCTTACATTTTTTATTAAATTAACTGACGGTAAGGTACCTTGCTGAACTAACAAGTCCGACTTCGGTAAGGTACCTTGCTGAACTAACAAGTCCGACTTCGGTAAGGTACCTTGCTGAACTAACAAGTCCGACTTCGGTAAGGTACCTTGCTGAACTAACAAGTCCGACTTCGGTAAGGTATTTATGTTTTTATTAAAAGGAATAGATAATAAAATATCCATCCAAGATTTGTATTTTGAATATTCAGATGTATCAGTTGCTTCAAATGATTCCATAACATCCAATCGTTTATAAGCTATTACTTTATTTTGAAAAGGCATATCTGATCTTAATATTTTTTCTCTATAATTGTCAGAATATTCCAAGTTCATAGAGCTTTCTAAAATCTTTTCTTCCAATTCTTGTAATGCATTATCGTTGTATTTTTTCAAGCTTTTGTTAATTGTATTTAAATTTGCTGTATATTCAGAAGTTAATAAATCAGCATTTGCATAATGATGCACACGTTCTAATAATTTTTGTTTTTGCGCAATATTTGTATTCATATTTATAATATCAATTATATTTGGACCACCAGATTGATAATTATTTTTAATTGTTTCCAATTGTGAATTAATCATTTTAATATCATCTTTTGTATAAGTATTTTGCAATTGATTTTTTTTATCGTGCACAGATACTCTTTCAAAAAAATCACCATCGTAAATAGATTTTACATATTCTAAAAACACGTCAAAATCATCTTGAGGTTTGTTATTTTTCTCATCTTTTTTTTGATTGAATTTATCAACAAAATGCATTAATGATTTTTTAATAATATCTTCTATTGTATCTTCATTTTTATCTTGATTTTTATCTTGGTTTTGCTCAATATTTGGTTCTTGGGCTGGTTCAACATTTGAATCTGTATCAGATTCGATTACTGGTTCATCTCCGGAATCAGTTTCACTTTTAGTTTCCATTTCAGTTTCTGTTTCCATATCTATTTCTGATTTTACTTGAATTTCTGTTTGTGTTAATTTATCTCGACTATCCCCCTTACTCCGTTTTGTGATTTTTATATTGGTAAAATCTTGATTGATTTCCAAATTAGAATTAATGTCACATAATTCTAATTCTTCGTATTTTCTTTTTTGGTTTCTTGTATGAACCATTTATTTAATTATTAATAAAAAATAAAATAAATCAGTTTTTTTACCAAATAAAAATTTAATCTTGGGTTTATATTTTTATTAATTTTTATTTGATATATTAAAAATGGATACTACTACAATCACTAGTATAATAGGGTATATTTTATTAGCTATATCCGAAATAGTTGCTATTTTACCAGTACCAGCAAATGGTCTTTTACACAGTTTATTTATTGGCCTAAATAACAGTTTAAAAAACCCTAATTATGATGTCGAATTAGCTCAAACATTGATAAATAATAAACCTATGATTGCTAATTTAGTTACAACATTGGAAGGTAATCCAAAATTAATTAATTCCATAAGTATATTGTCTCAAAATCCTCAAATATTACCTCTTATATCATCCCTTTCAAATGATCAATCTTTACAATATATAAATACTTTGTTGATAAACAACCCTGGAATTACAAAGTATGTAAAACAATTTGTCACAAATGCAATTTCTTCAAACAATCCAAATACCTTGGGTAATTTAAATACCTTGGGTAATCCAAATAATTTAAACACCTTGGATAATTCAAATATTTTACATACTTTAAATACTTAAAAATTTTTTTATTTATTTATAATAATAATATGGATATAGAAATCATTCCAACTTATATTGGTATTATAATAGCAAAACAAGATTTTGAAAATAAAAACTCTGGGTTTTTATCATTTAAAAAAGGTCAACATTTACATTTATTAGGATTAGATAAATCACTATCAATAGGGTATGCCACATCTAATTTAGATGACCCATTTGGATTAAATTCTATATCAGGTTACGTCCAATACAATATGTTTAACACTATGAAAAATGATTTATCTTTGGAGGAATACGACAGCGACAGCGACAGCGAAGACACAAACGAAAGCGAAGACGACAGCACAATCGACAGCGAAAGCGACAGCACTGATACGATATAATTAAATTTATTTAGAAAGTTTCATTGGTTTATAATCTTTACCAGGATAATGTTTATTTAAAAGGTTTATATTTTTTTGAGAATTTACCCATTTAAATCCAGGTGTTCCACTCCAAATTAACCAAGCAACGATTCCTCTTCTATTAAACCAATCAGATGTTTTAGGACGTCCTGCGTTGACCCATTTTTTATAAGTAGGATAACTTGTTATTATATGTCGAGCAAACCAAGCTCTCATATATTTGAGATCTTGTATTGATATTTCATTTTTTGTAGATAATTGTTTAGCTCGCTTCCATCCGGTTTCAAGACCACCCTTAAATCCTAATTTTTTTAATTTAAAAGAATATAAAGCAGCGTTTTTAACATTTTCGGGAACTTTTATCATTACACTACTTTTTTTACCATAATATTGACTTGAAGACCCCCTTTGTTTACGATAAGATTTTTTATAGGTTGATTTTTTACTTTTGCGAGGAATACGATTTTTTATATTATCACAGATTTTACATTTTTGTTTCTTTAAATTATTTAGTAAATATGATTTAAGGGTTTCTTTATCATAAAAGCCTCCTAACATAATAGGAATTAAACATAAACCCAAACATCCTCCAGTATAATCTTTTGATTTTATCATCTATTATATACAATTATTTTATTTTTATTATATTTTTATTATTTTTATTATATTTTAGATTATTTTAGATTATTTTAGATTATTTTAGAATAAATAGATGATACTTCAAAATTTCTAGTGTAAAACATATCTGCATTTTCATCATAATAATAATATTTATTAATATATTCACTAATACTATTTATAGAAATATTATCATTTTCTTTACATAAATTAAGATTTTGACTGTAATTATCATTGTAATTTTGACTGTAATGTTGACCGTAATGTTCACTGTATGATGTATCGTATTCTGTGTCGTATTCGATTGTGCTGTCGCTTTCGTATTCTGTGTCGTAGTGTTCTTTGTATATTTCACTAAAATCATGTGTAAAAGATCTTTTATAAAAATTTTCATTAAAGTTTTTATCATAATATTTATCGTACGTTTGATCATACGTTAAATCGTTTTCTGTATAACAATTTTCAATTATATGCATATGATTAGGTATTTTTGCTTTAATAAAATCATTTTTATCTATGCTATAATAATAAACATCTTTTGTTTCATTAATGTCAATGTCATTAATGTTATTATTTGTACAATGATTCACCTTTTTTTTATTAAAAAGCGTTTTGATTTTTTGAAAAGATTTCAACATTAATTTTTAATATAAAACTAAAAAAATTCAATTTATTTAGTTTTGTAAATTATTTTATTAAGAGCTACACATAGTGCAAGCTTAAGAGCTACACATAGTGCAAGCTTAAGAGCTACACATAGTGCAAGCTTCGGGATTTTCTCTACTACAAGCTAATACAGCTTCTTCTTCTTCTTTTTTTAAAGCTTCACCTCGATTTCTTTTTTCACGTATTGTTTTTTCTAAATCTGCATCAACTGAAAATTTACCAGCTTGATAACTTGATTTACTTCTAAGATAATACATTCCACTTTTTAAATTACATTTCCACGCATAAAAATGCATTGATGTAAGACGCTTGTAATTAGGATTTGCCATAAATAAATTCATACTTTGCATTTGATCTACAAAAACACCACGGTCTCTACATTGTTCAATTACACTTTTCATACTGATTTCCCAAACTGTTTTATAAATAGCTTTTAAATCATCAGGAATACTGTTTATATTTTGAATACTTCCATCATTTGCAATAATCGTATCCTTTAATTCTTTTGACCATAATCCTAAATCTAAAAGATCTTGTACAAGATATTTATTAATAACAATATATTCACCAGACAATACACGCCGTTTAAAAATACAACTATCTACTGGTTCAAATGCTTCTGTATTATTCATAATTTGAGCTGTGCTAGCTGTTGGCATTAATGCTAACAACATACTATTCCTTGCACCATACATTTTAAGATCTTGTTTTAAATTATCCCAATCCCATCGTCCTGAAATATAATCATTTAAATCTATACCATCAAATTCTTTTGCTAAATCAAATTGAAGTTTTCCTTCACTAAATGGACTTCCTGAAAAACTACTATAAGCACCATCCTTTTTAGATAAATTGATTGAACCTTGCAATGCACCATAATAAATAGTTTCAAAGATTTCCTTGTTTAATTTTTTAGCTTCATTTGACTCGAATGGAAAACGCATTTTTACATATACATCAACCAAACCTTGAACACCTATACCAAGTGGTCTATGCTTTAAATTACTTAATTTAGTTTCAGGTACCGGATAATAATTATTATCAATAACATCATTCATAGGTGTAATAATGTATTCAGAAACTTGTCGTAAATGTTCAAAATCAAAATATGGTTTATTTTCAGAATCGTATTTAACATATTTAGGAAGAGCAATGCTCGCCAAGTTACATGTAGCATATTCTTTATCATCCGAGAACAATGATATTTCTAAACATTGACCAGTAAGTATACCATTAAAAATACCCATTCCTCGCTTTTCTTCTGTAAAACAATATGTATCCGATATTCTTCCATTATCTACAACAGAATCTATAAAAATATTATTAATAAAATACAATTTTTCTTGTGTATCGCTGAAATTGTCAACCTTTGGTAAATAATAATCAATAATTTTCATTCCGTGTTCAAGTTCGTGTGCTCTAACTTGTTTTATTTTAACTACATTTTCAACCATTTCTTCAATGTAAAATTTATGATATGGTGTGCATTCAATTTCATTTCCGTTACTCATTTTTACAGTCAATAAACTTTGGTTTTCACCTGTTTTTCTAACAATTGTTTCACTCCATTCTTCACCATTCCACACCTTAACACTTTGATTTTCAAGATTTTGTATTTGAAAATAACCGTTTGATGTAAGAATTACTGTTTCTGGAGCCACACATAAATTACTTGATTTAATAGTTCCCAAATTCTTTTGATTGCATTTTTTATTAACCGCGTCTTTATATCCAATATATGGGGTCCCAGTTTCAATTTGAGAATCAAGTATTTTTGTCCAAACTTCTTGAGCTTTAATAACACGTTTATAACGTTTTTCTTCAACATATTTCCAATACAAATTTTCAAAATCGTCACCATATACATCAGTTAATCCAGGACATTCATCTGGACACATTAAGTACCAATCACCATCTTTTTCTACTTGTTTCATAAAAAGATCAGATACCCACATTGCATAAAAAAGATCTCTTGCACGCAGATCTTCATGACCTTGATTTTTCTTTAAATCCAAAAATTCAAGAATATCAGAATGCCATGTTTCCAAGTACATCGCAAATGACCCTTTTCTTCGTGAACCTTGATTTATATACTTTGCAGTTTCATTATACACTTTAATCATCGGGACAATACCGTCACTTGGTCCATTTGTTCCACGAATCATACTACCTTTAGCTCTTACGTTTGTAATATGCAATCCAATTCCACCAGCCATTTTTGATATTTTACCACAATCAGTTATAGTTTTAAAAATCCCCTCGATAGAATCGAGTGTACCAACTAAGAAACACGAACTGAATTGATTTAAACGTGTCCCAGCATTATACATTGTTGGTGTTGCATGTGTATAAAAATGTTGTGAAATAAGATTATATGTTTTCAATATATATTCTATATTGTCTTTATGAATACCAACTGCAACTCGCATATACAGATGTTGTGGTCTTTCAACGACATCCATTTTACCAGTTTCTTTATTTAAAATTTTTTGTAAATAACTACGTTCCAATGTTTTATATCCAAAATAATCAAAAATATAATCTCTAGAATAATCGATTGCAGAATTAATTACATCTTTATGTTTTCTAATAATTTCAATTACATCATCTGCTATAATTGGGGCATTATTCCCCATTTTATCTGTGTTATTATATAATCGTTCCATTACTTCACTAAAACATCTATTTGTACTTTTATGCATATTACTTATAATTATTCTTGATGCCAATTTTTGATATTCTGGATTTTCCGTCATACTAATAGCTATTCTAGCAGCTTCTTCATCCAATTCACATGATGTAACACCGTCATAAATACCAGAAACAACTCTTTGTGCAATAACATCCGGATCAATTGATGATAGTAATAACCCAAGTGAATTGTCGTTACATAACTTTTTCAAACGATAAATTACTTTATCAAATGACAACTGTTCTAAACGCCCATCTCTTTTTTGGATTTTCATATAATATATATGCCCTAGAAATTTATTTTCGATTTTTTATATAATTCTTATTTAATTCTTGTACAATTCTTATTTAATTCTTGTATAATTCTTGTACAATTCTTATTTAAATATAATTAAACATTTTTTACTAATAAATAATTTATGAATGAATGTAACGAAAATACAGATGGATGCGTTCAAACAGATGACCAAATTGATTTAGTTTCAAAAGTTGAATTGATTCAATTTAACAATGGTTGGAATGATAAAAATGAAAAGCTTATCATTTCAATAGGTGAAAATTCAGCATCTTATAAATGGATGCACGAACGCTGTGCATCGTATAACAAGAGTATATATACGATAACGAGTATATTATTGATAATATTAAGTTCAACATTATCAGCAGAAACATTTATATCAGATAATACAGATAATATTGGATTACGTATTACAAAACAATTAATTGTATATTTGATAACAGTAATATCTATTTTTCAAAATTTCCTAAAATCAGAGGAATACGCTGAAAAACATATTACGGCAGCTGGTGCTTTTAGTAAATTGTATCACGATATACAACAACAAATGTGTAGATTTAGACGAGATAGATCTGATGCGTCTAAATATGTATCAAATTGTTTAATAAAATATGATTCTTTAATAATTACACATCCAGATATTAATAAGGGGGTGATTCGTGAGTTTAAAAGAGCATTTAAAAATTCAAATATAAATGTCCCTGATATAACGGATAATATTAATAAAATAGAAATTATTACCGAACAACATCAACCAATACAAAATAATATAATGTCACTTTCAAATACACAAACATTTCAAAGTAATAATTTAGCAGAAATTCATAATGCATTTCAAATACATGGCGATATTAGCGATAAAGATTTAGAAAATGCTGATACATCTGAATTACAAAGGTTAAAGTTGTCATTTTTACAAAATAAATCAAAATACGAATATGAAAGATATCTACAACATTCACTTGAAACTGATTAAAAACAAAGTTTAATATATTATATTACTTAAAATTATATTATCATACAAGTTATACTCAATAAAAAGTATTTTTGACAATATGTATAAAATAAACGTATTTGTTATATTTAAAAAAGTTTTAAATTAATTAAAACTTTAGTAAAAAGCGAGTTTTTATTACATTTTGCTCGAGGACAGGATCGAACTGTCGACCTCCGCATTTCTTATTATAAGAATAGGGATTTAACCTACTAATTCATATTTTTAAATATAAGTACGGCGTTCTAAACCAACTGAACTACACGAGCATTTTTAAATAGTTTTTATTGTCATATTTAGGACAGCGAATATATCGCTCCCGGGTGGGCTTGAACCACCAACCTCAAGATTAACAGTCTTGCGCGCTGCCAATTGCGCCACAGAAGCAACTAAACAGTTTTAAATCATATTTAGGATTTTGCCCCCACTGTGAATTGAACACAGGACCTTTTCATTACAAGTGAAACGCTATACCTCTTAGCTATAGGGGCTAAATAGTAGTTTAATGTCGTACTTAGGACAACGTCATCTACAGGATTCGAACCTGTGTGTTCAAAGAACAATGCCTTAGCAGGGCACCGCGTTAACCACTCCGCCAAAATGACTATTAAATAGTTTATCGTCGTATTTAGGACTGCGATGGTAGTTAAGAGATTCGAACTCTTGAAGCATATGCATCAGATCTTAAGTCTGACCCCTTTGACCGCTCGGGAAAACTACACTTTTATGATTACATTTAATTACATTTAATTACATTTAATTACATTTAATTTCTTAGGGTTACTTGTAATTACTTATAATCTCTTAAGGTTACATTTAATCTCTTATAATTTCTTATAATTTCTTATAATTTCTATCTCTATTTTTTATATACATATAAAATATTTTTTATTTTTAAACTCGTTTTATTATTTTTTTATTATTTTTTAAGCTACAACACCTCTTTTGGTTCTAGTCTTTGTTACTTTTGGAGCTACTACTTCAACTACTTCAGCTACTGTTTCAACTACTTCTTCTTCAGCTTCAACTTCTTCAGCTTCAACTTCTTCTTCAGCTTCTTCTAAAGAAGCTTGATCGCTGTCATTGATAGATACATTTTTAGTAGATTCAATAACATTTTGAACTTCATTATCTGTATCAAGATCATCTTGAACACCATCAGATTCTTCATCAATCATTGCATATCCGGTAATACTTTGTTGATTTCTAAATACCTTTGATTGAACAAGCTTCCATTTTGCAGAAACCTTTGAAGTGATACTTAGATAAACCAATTCAAGAACACAAATAACTTGACTACCCTTTGGTACAACCAAATCAAAATTAGATTCATTCATTTCAATTTGAGCTTTTGATTCATCAAACATCAAAACCGGAGTCTTGAATCGCTTATTACTCAAAAATCTACCAGTAAAATTATCACCGTCTGCTTCTCTTTCACGATCTAGCTTTGCACGAACTCTAGAAGGATAATCAAGAATATTACCATCCTTATCAGTTGGAATTTTTACAGATGGTGAATAATAAGCATCTTCAATAGTCTCCATTGAAACTTTAGGCTTACCTAGCCATTCTTTACTCTTCTTCATAATTTCATTCTTTACCATTTCATCAAATTGTTCAAGTTTAGTATGAAATTCTTTAATTTCAACTGAATTCTTATCAGTATTATCTTCACCTCCAAAAGACAATTCCATTTCAAAAGAATCATCTTTATTATCAACAGCATCCTTCTTTCTCCATCGTTTAATACCATTTGGAACATACATCTTTGGGGTTTGCACCATAATTTTTCCACCGTTATAATTTACATATACCATTTTTCTACCGTGGTTATCAGTTTTTACATCAGAAAATGAAACTTTGTTCAAATCAAGGTTGACAGCTTTAATAATTGACATTTTTAATTGTTGTTGTTGTTATAATAGATATTTATTTTTAACTTTAAATTAAAATTCAATTTTTTTTAATTGAATTTTTGTTTAATTACGTTTTTTTTTAATTGAATTTTTAATTAGATTTTTGTTTAATTACGTTTTTGTTTAATTACGTTTTTGTTTAATTACGTTTTTTAAATAATGAATTCAATGAAAAATTTTTAGTTTTTACTTTTGTAGAATTAGGGGTTTGAAAACTATATTGATCAGTATTCAACAATATTATATAATTATTAAAATTGTCAAGTAACTTGTTTTGTTTAATTAAAATGTTTTTTAATTGATTTTTCAAATCATTTATACGCGTCTGATCTATAAATACAAAATTATACTTGGTACCGTTTATAGAACTTTCTTTACCTAACAAATTTTTTAATTCATTGTTTAATTTTTGAAAAGATTGATAATTTATATTAGTTTCTTCAAAGTAATGTTTTTTATATTGAAGATAAAATTCTTCTGAATTTATTAAATGATTATTGTTTTCCAATAAAATAGTGTCGAAATTCAAATTTATATATTGAGAATGATAATCAACGTCCATACTTGTTACTTGTAAAAAAAATAGATGTAAATTACGCGATACGAAGTAAATTTATAAAACAAAATACCTTTTCGTAGGCTGTTTTTGTGTGGTCATTATAACATAAAACTGCTTGTTTAAATTCTTGTAAATTTTGTAATCTATAAAGGGAGACAATTATAAGAAATATAGTTATTACATAACAAAACGTTGACCATTCTGTTTCTGATATATCATATATAGGTGATATAAATTGATGACTAAATGTATTATCTTGCGAAATACCTCTTAATTGCGATTCTAAAATTGTTAATATACAATTATTACTATTAACTAACCAATGAATTATTAAACCTATACCAAAAACAATATGTAGTATTAATATAGCTGGGATATTAGAAAAAGGTGCTATTAATATAAATAAAACAATAAAAATATGAAATGTATAAATTGTATCTGCAAGAAAAGTATCTGCAAGAAAAGTATCTGCAAGAAAAGTATCTGCAAGAAAAGTGTAATTATCACCGTTCATTTTATATATTCTTTATAATTTATTTATATAAATCCAATAAAAAAATTAAATGTATTTGTTAGTTGATTATAGGGAAAGAGATTTTATTGATAAACTATCGGAACATACATTAATTGAAAATGAAATCGTCAAAGTATTTACAATGAACAATTGTGAAATTTCTTTTAAAATAACAAATTTGAAAGTTGGTGATTTTATAATAACAAACAATATTGAAGACTCGACTATTCAAAATATTATAGAAAGGAAAAGTGTACAAGATCTTTGTTCAAGTATTACAGATGGGCGTTTTAGAGAGCAAAAGGGGAGATTATTGGATTCGGTAGGTGATCCTTCTAAAATTAGTTATATCATAGAAGGTTCGTTAAATAAAAATATGCGTTTATCAAAGACTGTATTACAAGGTGCTGTATTAAATTTAATATACAAACACCAATATAAAGTAATCCAAACACAAGATAAATTAGAAACCTTTGATATTATTATTTCATTATATAAAAAATGGAAGATGAATGAGTTTATTATAGATACTAGACAATCTACATTAATAAAACGATCTGATAAATTAAATGACAACAAATTTATAAACCAATTATGTATGGTAAATGGTGTATCAGCTAAAATAGCAGAAGCAATACAAAACAGCGAATTATTTGATAAAAATGCAAATGAAAATACAAATGCAAATGCAAATACAAATACAAATACAAATGCAAATACAAATACAAATGCAAAAATAAATATAAAAAAATTAATCGATTTATATAATAGTATGGACGTATCTAAAGCAGAAACTTTATTTGAATCCATTTTAATTCAAAATACAAATGGAAAATCTCGTAAAATCGGAGGTGCTGTATCTAAAAAAATATACAACTATTTTTGTACATAATTTATCTAAGTATTTTATTATTATTTGCAAGATGATTTTGTATAATATCACCCCATGCTTTTTTATCGATATTCCGTATACGACTTGTATCTATATTTAATTCATTTGCAATATTAACAAGTTCAGATATTTTAAATGATCCAATAGATTTACCTGTTATAAGTTTACGTTTATCATCTATATTTGATACATCTACATCATATACTATTTTAAAATCGTCAGTGAATCGTCCGTATTTATGGGGCCAAGTGTCTTGTTTTGTTTTTTTGATTCTAAATGTTCCATAAATTTTATTTGTTTTTTCTATATTTTCATTAAATTCAATATCTTGCTGTGATAATATATTTTTATCAGTGGATGATGACGATTCAATAGATAATCTTTCCATTTGTTTTTCCAATGGGTTTTCTTTATCTAAAATATTAATATCAAGTTTCATTTTTGCAAATTCATTTAATGTATATTTTTGTTTTTCAATTGAAAAATCTAAAGTTTTTGAGTAAATACTACTATTTATATCTATATCAAAACTATTAAAAATATAATACGGGCCTTTATTTATAATAAACCCAGATCTATTATATTGATCATTAATTTCAACTTTATTATCAACTATATTATTCAAAACAGTGTAAATTACTTGCTTTGATATATTTTTACTAATTTTATTTGTAAATGATATAATATCATCTAAACTCCATACTATATGAATTTTAAACAAATCTTTAATTAAATTTGTTACAAAATTTATATCAAATTCTTCAAAAAATGATATGTTCAAATTATAAGTTGAATAATCTACATTTTTAATATCTGTATTAATTACACATTGATAATCACATTTTGTATAATCACATTCGGCCGAACCATCAACGCCATTTATAATTTTATTTCGTTTTGTATTTAATACACAATCAAAACTATTTTGTTTTAATAAATGTTCTATTTCTTTATTGCTTCTATCTTTTTCTTCTGATAATATATATCTTTCTTTGTCTATAAAAAAAGAATGTAATTTATCAATTGGTTTATCTGATTCATAAGTTGATACGTATTTGTAAATTTCTACCGTCCTATCTTCTAATGGTAGATCATTGTGAGAATAATTTCTCACTGCACGACCAATAATTTGGTTAATTTTACTCATATTCCAACTAGGTTCTAATATATGTACTTGACGAACTGCTTTTAAAGTAACACCTTCAGATACAATAGGTGATCCTAATAAAATTTTTATAAGCTTTCCTGTTTTATTTTCAGTACTGTTAAATATACGTTTATAACGCTCTCTTTTTTCAATAGACGTATTTTGATCAAATACAACAAAATTGTAATCATCTTTTGTAGATCTACCTTTATATTCAAAAAACCCATTAGCTTGTAACATATACTTTATAAGTGTCGTACCACCAAAGGATACATAATTTGAATAAACAAATGATTTCCCAGGACTTGATTTTAAATTTTGCAATAATGTATACAATTTATTAGAATATTTTTTTAAATCTGTAGTTAATACCGATTTATACATTGGGTCTGATTCTATTAATTGAAATCCAGCTTCACCAAACAACTTGTTAGGATACACCATCGTTGATGCATCATTACTCTTTTTATATAACGAAGTTGTTTTTGAAATTTGATTTTCATTTTCTATAATATTTTCTTCGGATACTATATTTCCAACATCATCTGGGTTATAATCTTGTTTTAAATCTTGATATAATGCTTTCATATATATTTCATATTGATAATCAGACATTGGACAATATATAACTTTAGTCGTACCAAGACGTTCTTGACCACCCGATACAATTAAAGGTTCGCCAATCGTTATCATTTTAGGATTGGTTTCCACATTTGATTGTAAATAAGACACTTTACCATATAATGCTTTCATTAATTGTTGTTTACCAAAATCAGTCACTTTTACAATACCTCCTTTAAGAGCACTTTCATTTATATATCGAGATTGTATTTTATTTACATAAGTACTTTGTTCAAATAATTGCTTGCGGGTAGGTAATTGTAAATTTGGATTACTTGCATTTAACAAATTTGACAATTCAAATATTTCAGTAGAGTTGTCATAAATTGGCGTTGCTGTTAATAAAACTAGACGATAATTATAAGAACGCTTTAATATAGTCATTAATGCTATATAATTATCATTATTTGTAATATTATGAGCTTCATCAACTATAATAACTGTATTGTTTAATGTTGTAATAGGATCTTTTATCGCTTTTCTTTTAACTTCACCATTTACTTTTACTACACGATCTGTGATTTGTCCAAATTGATTTTTTTCAAATGATTTAGCTCCTAAAACTCTATTTACAAAAACACCATATGTAATAAATTCATAGGATTTCAAAATAATCTTTTTAGCTTTTGCTCTAATTTTATTCTTTTTTTCAATAGATGCTTCATTTGAATGCAATAAACGAAATTCATCTTTACTTATATATTCTTCACCCGTACATTTACTTAATAACTCATCCATGAAATTGTTTTGAATATTTTTATTTTTAACTAAAACAAATATCTTTCTACCCATATTATTTATATATTCTTTAAAACCTTCAGATATAGATATAGAAGAACAAGTTTTACCTGTACCAACTTGATGGTAAAGAAGTACACTTTCAAAAGGTGTGCTTTTTGATACAAAATTTCTTAAAAATAATTGATGAGGTTCTTGATGCACATGACTCTTTTTATTATCTGAACTATTACTTGAAAATTCATATTTATTTAAATTTTGATTAAAATTGTTGTCACTGTAATCTTTATAAGAATTTTCAGATTCCATATTATATAAAACCTAGAAATTAATTTTTTTGATTGGTTTAATTTTTATCAGTTTTAGATTTTATCAGTTTTAGATTTTATATATTTTAGATTTTATATATTTGTAGAAATATCAATTGATGAATCTGGATAAGGAGCTGTCAATAAAGATTGTGTAACAGAATCTGTTTTAACAGGAATATTATTAATAATATTTGCACCATTAGCACCTGAAAAACCATTTTTATTATACATGAATTGTGTTAAATATAATATAACTGGAACAAACAATACGTAAACCAAATTGCTATTTTTAGATTCGGTTTTTATTTGGTGTTTATACATTCTTAAAATTATATAAAAAACAATTGTTGTTATTAAAACAAAATAATGATAATTCATTTTGCGTTATATATATATTAGATAAGATTATAATTTAACAAACTTTTTCGCAGAAAATAAAATAATAAAATATGTGTTAACATTAAATGTATATAAGCCAAGTCGTTAAAGGTAAAAAGGAAATAGAAAGTCAATTCTATAATATCTTGTACAAATATATATACAAATATATTAAATGCTTATACGAAAGAGATATTGGTAAAAATAAAAAGGTTAATTTTCAAAAATCACTAATTAAAATTGCAAGTTGGTCACCTGAAAAAATAGATAACGAATTCTATAAATTTTCTAAATGGTCTACAAAAAAATACAATGTTGATGACCGTGATTTACAAAAAATGTTGAATACAATAATATTGTTATCCACCCAAGTAATTCTTAATCAATCGGTTGATTATATAAAAAGCTTGTTAAATGAATACAGTTATCCTAAAATGAAAATGTTTTATTATAAATCAATAAAGAAAATTTCTCGTATTTTTTACGAAAAACCAGATGATATATACGTCATAGATGAAAATGTTTTATTAAATAACATTGAATCTATAACAAATACATTTTTACCAATAAAAGAAATTACTAGTGTGTTGGAAAATCATTGTGAGCCATCTTTTGAAAAATGTAAAACTATTAATTACAATATTCATAATGTTAAATCACATGAAACAGATGCAAATGTAAATACAAATGTAGATGGAAATACAGATGGAAGGGGTATTCAAGAACAGTTTAACCAAAATAATTTACAATACGTGTCATCTGAAAATTTTGAATCGAGTTCTACGGATGATAATGATATATATTCAATCAAAAATATAGATTTAGATGCGGATGCAGATGATATTAAAATTATTCCAAATGTTGTAAAAAATAATAATGCACTAAATCAAATTAAAAAAATCAATGATATAGATATAGAAAAATATAATATTATAAAAAATAAAAAAAACTTTGTGATGTAAAAACCATTTAACTACTTGATTCTTTATGTAAAAATTTTGTAATTATTTTAATTTTATAATTATAAAAGACATTGCAAAGGATGGCTAACGATTTTTTTAAATTTTCAAACACTTTAGAGATCTTTTCAAATTTATTTGGACCTGATGCAAAAGATGAAAACTCTTTTATAATGTCTACAAAATTAGAAAAAAATAATAAAAATAGTAATGTCGGGTATATCACTAATATACTGTGTAACACCATTAAAGATACAGGGTCTTATATAATAATAATTAATAATTTAGATAATAATGGACCCAATGCCGTATTTTGTATTTCAAAAAGTTATAAACAACAAATTGGAAACGTTAATGTATTAAGTCAATCTTTAAATTTTAATGGCGATTCTTTAACAATTGAATGGAATGAATACGAATACCCATCATTAATATATAAAAGCAATAATTTAAATACATCAAAAACACAAAATGACGACCGAATTTATTTTGTGGTAAAAGTTTTAACATCTTTTTAACTCGGATTTATACCCCTTGTATTAGATGGATTTATACCTCTCTGAGTATATGAAACAATACCCCTTGGTCTAGATGAATTTATACCTCTTTGAGTTAAAGGTTGTATAGATCTTGAAACACCATTTATAATGTCTTGTTGTTGATTTTGTTGTTGATTTTGTTGTTGATTTTGTTGTTGATTTTGTTGTTGATTTTGTTGTTGGTTTTGTTGTGAATTTTGTTGTGAATTTTGTTGTTGGTTTTGTTGTTGATTTTGTTGTTGATTTTGTGATAAATTTGTATCTTGTAATATAGATGTCAACTTTTTTATTTCAAGATCCTTTGAAATAGATATATTTTTTAAATCCGTTCTGTATTGTGATACCTCCAATTTTAAATTTTTTAATTCAGATTCTAAATTTTGTTTAATATTTTGTTCCATATGCAATTGATTTTGAATTTTAGAAAATAATTCAGACTTGTTTTGCAACTCGTTAACTATTTTTTGATAGTTAATTTCCAACACTTGATTTCGCTGAATTAACTCGTTATTTTTATTAATCAATAAATCCCTTTCTTTTGTAGTTGTTTCAACTGCATTTTTTACATATTCAAAATCATTTTTAAACCCTTCTCTTTCCATTTTTAAATAATTACATTCATTTTCTTTTGAAATTAATTGTTGTTTTAAATCGTTTTGTATATGCTCTTGATTATTAGATTGACTATTTTCTAAACGTACAATATAACTTGTTTTTTCTTGCAATTGTAACTGCAAAGTTGAAATTGTTTTTTTAAACAAATTAATTTTCATATCTTGTTCTTTATGTAAAAACCTTAACCCCTCAACCTCTTTATCTAATTCTTCTATTCTTAACTGTAATTTATTATGTCCCAATATTTTTTGAGTTGTATTTGTCTTGTTTAAAAATTGTAAAACATCTTGATCATGTTCTTGTTGAACAGGTTCTTGTGGGGCAGCTTCTTGTGGGGCAGCTTCTTGTTGAGTAGCTTCTTGTTGAGCAGGTTCTTGTTGAGCAGGTTCTTGTTGAACAGGTTCTTGTTGAACAGGTTCTTGTTGAGCAGCTTCTTGTTGAACAGGTTCTTGTTGAGTAGCTTCTTGTGGGGCAGCTTCTTGTGGGGCAGCTTCTTGTGGGGATTGTTGTGATAATTGATTATTTTGTAACCTAGAAAAAAAATTTGCAGACGCATTTGCGTCAAGTTGTATATTTTGTTCCATTATTGTATATAATATAATATAAAATAAATATAAAACATCAACAAAATAAATTTATTTTTTTAAATTTGGTATATATTGAGATGCTAGTTCTTTACCGATAGATACAGATGCATCATATTGTGACACTTTAGATTTTTGTATATTTTCAATAGATCGTAACATCATATTTAAATTTTTATTAAAAAATTCTTTATCAAAATTGGGTTTACCGTATTGTCGTAATATATAATTATAAAGAGTCTGTGAAGTTGAAAATAAGTAATTATATTTTTTTTTAAAATCTGATGTATAAGGCTCAATTGATTCATTATCTTTCAAGATATTATCTAATTCTTGCAATAATTCTTTAACTTGAGAATTTACTTTATTTATATTTGTATCGTGAATGTTTCCTGACATTATATATTCTAATTTTAAAAAAAAATTGTTTTATTAACGTTATTACAATATTAATATAATGGATGTAAAGGAAATCATTGGTAGAATAAGTAAATTACAAGAAAAGGAGAAAATACACATTTTAAATATATTAAAATCGAATAATATACAATTTACAAAGAATTCAAATGGGTATTTTTTTAATTTATTATCGTTAGATAGTAATATTATTTTAAAAATATGCGAATGCTTAGATTTAATAGAGAAAAACGTGGATTTAATTAAAGATATGGATAGAAAACGTTCTGATTTATTATTATACTATAAAAAATTAATTGAAGAAAAATTAAAACAAAGTATAAACAAGAAAAGGGAAGATTATGTACAACGTTTAATATTAAAAAACGAATCGGATATATCAATGAATTTTAATAAAATTTCTAGATTTAACAAGATCAAAACATTTGCACATTACAATATAGATAATGATCCTGGTGTACACCCTGATGTAATTGTAAGAGAATATCTTAAATCAAAGTTTAAATACCCCAAAAATAGTGTTTATAGTAGGATATTATCAAATCTTAAAAGTAAAAAACCTCAAGAATCTGCGACAAATGAAATTGAAAATTCAGAAAATGATTTTGATAATATAATTGAAGTTGATGAAAATATTAGTGAAGTTGGAGAATCATTAGGTGACGTTGAAGTTGACGCCGAAGTTGACGTGGACATTGATATTGATGCCGAAGTTGACGTTGACGTTGACGTTGATGCAGTTGATATTGATGATGTAGTTGATATTGATTTAATTGATGAAGATGATACGGTAGAACAAGAAGATAATCAGGATATGAAAATATTGTATTATAAAAAATTACTAAATAAACAAGGATTTATATTTGACGATAATAAAGATTGTCTTTTAGTATACCAAGAATATGTAAACTAAATGTAAATTTACAAATGAAAACTAAATGTAAATTTACAAAAGAAAATGAAAACTAAATGTAAATTTATAAATTATAATGGGAATACCTTGGTACTTTTATACGATTTATGAAAAGTACAATACAGAAAATGATTTAATGATTAATGAACATAATATACGAAAAATGAATATTGATCATTTATTTTTAGATTATAATAGTATGATACATCCATGTGCTCAACAAGCTTTAAAAACAGTTGATAAAGATATACACGAATCTGATCTTGATGAATATATTATAAACTCGTGTTTATTATATACAAGATATATTTTAAATATAATAAAACCAAAATGTGTATATATAATGGTAGATGGAGTTGCACCAAGGGCTAAAATTAATCAACAAAGAGAAAGAAGATATAAATCACATTTTTTTAAAGAATTAAGTAACAAAGTAAGTGATATTTATTGGAATTCTAATAAAATAACACCTGGTACTCCATTTATGAATAAATTGACAAATGCATTTAATAAATTTGAAAAAGATACAAAGGATTTGTGCAAAGTAGTAATATCAGATTCTAATAAATGTGGCGAAGGTGAACATAAAATGTTGTCATTTATAAAAAACATTGATATAAATGATGATATATGTATTTACGGATTAGATGCGGATTTGATAATGTTGAGTTTGATGAATAAAAAGGCGAATAAAATTATTTTAATTAGAGATAATACATTTAATACGAAATTGGATGTTTCTAAAAAGGTATATACTTATTTAAACATAGGCAAGTTGAAAGGTTATATATATAAAGAATTATCGGGTGATAAACAAGGGTGTGATAAAGAAAATTTATTATATGATTATATCTTTTTATGTTTTTTATTAGGAAATGATTTTTTAGAACATGTACCAAGTTTAATGATAAAAGAAAACGGTATAAATGTTGTTATGAAATATTATAATTTAGTGTTTGAAAAAAGTGGTAATTATTTAATAAATATGGAAGCCTTGTATAATAATACATTGGAAAATTCTATTAATTTAGATATGTTACAAGATATTTTTTATCATTTAGGTAAATCAGAAGAATATTTCTTTAAAAATGTATATAGTATTTACAAACACAAAAATAAAAAAGTATACAGGGATAGTTTTGATATAGATGAAATAAATAACAACAATCAAAATGTTTATTTTTATAATAAAGATATTATTAAATATAACGAATATGGATATAAAGAAAGATATTATAAATTTTATGGTGATATTGATATAAATAGTGCTTGTAAAAGTTATATAATTGGCTTATTTTGGATTTTAGGATATTATAATAATCATTCACATGATAATTGGTCTTGGTATTACGAACACGAAGCTACACCTTTTGCAAGTGATATATTTTTATATCTATCAAAAAAAAGACATTGTTTAAATTTGGATAGTTGCTCTTTTTTAAAAAAAAGTATACCAAATACTTCATTAGAACAATTATTTATGGTTTTACCAAAAATGTCTTTATTGGAAATTTTAAAATCAGATAAAATGCTATATGAAAAAATATCTCGTATTTTTAATAGTAATAGTATAGAATTAAATACGTATTACCCTAGTAAAATTTATATAGATATGATCCATAAAGAATATTTATGGCAATCAAAAGTTTTTTTAAAAAAATTAGACAAGACTATTGTAAATTTATTTTAGTAGTTATTTTAGTAGTTATTTTAAATATTTATTTCGATTAATTACCATAAAGTGCGTAAGAAAATATAAAATATTTCCTTTGTAATAATTAAAACAAAATGACCAAAGTAACTCCACCAACCCCAAAAACTGTTTCAACTAAAACTGTTAAAGCTAAAGCGGTTCCAAAAACAACTAAACCAACTGCAACTGAAACAGCACCTGCAACCACTTCTGTAACTGAAACTGCACCTGCAACTGAAACTACAACAGCACCTGCAACTGAAACTACAACAACACCTACAACTGCAACTGCAACTGCAACTGCAACTGAAACTGCAACTGAAACTGCAGTTGAAGAAGAATCTATGAAACAAAGATTTGAAAAATTAATTAAATCTAGACAATCTCAAATCGATGCATTAAAACGTGAAATGCAAGATATTAGAAAGATGCAACGTGATCACGAACTAGCAATTAAGGAAGCTTCTAAAAAAAGTAAAAAAAAAAAGACTGTAAGAGATGAAAACAATCCTAGAAAACCATCTGGATTTGCATCACCAGTTGTTGTTTCAGATGAGCTTTATGCATTTTTAAGTAAGTTTGGAGTTACAAAAGGTGATCCTGTTGCTAGAACTGATGTAACTAGATATATTACTAGTTATATTAAAGAACATGACTTGCAAAATCCTGAACATAGACGTGAAATTGTTCCAGATGCAGATCTTGGAAAATTGTTTGGTCCTGCTATGGAACCAAAAGATGCGAATGATCCAAAATCACCTTTGGTATATACATATTTGAAATTGCAAAGATATTTATCTCAACATTTTCCAAAGAAAAAGTAAATAAATTTTTAAAGTTATCAAAAATTAAATAGAATTAAATTTTGATAAATGAAATTTCTTAAAATTAAATTTCTTAAAATGAAATCATACCGAAAAGTAGTTGTTCATCTAACTCGCAAAGATTATTAAATTTAGTAAAAGTTTGCTTTGATTTAATTGAAATAGTTTTTGTTTTAATTTTGTTTTGGTTTGATACATTATTTGATTGTTTTCGAATAAAATTGTTTACAAAGCAAAATGTGTCCATATATTTATAATGATATATGTTATAAGAAATATTTAATTAATCAATTTTTTCGATACACAATTAATCGCTTTTTAGTATTATTATACGCTTGTAGGTATTATTATACGCTTGTAGTGGTTGCTTTAAATTTAAATGTAGTAGATGTCCAATTTGAAACATTAGAACTAGTATATTGAATTTGTCCTTTATTACTTACATTTGTTACACCAAAAATGATACCAGTGTTGTCACCTACGAATGCGCTATTAAGAGACCAATCACCGGAATCTTTTTGAATACCCTTTAATTCAAAATTTGCATATAAATTAGAACCAGAGGATTTTAAAATAGCGACAGAGATTATTACATTAAATGATCGAACTACAGAGTTAGAAAATGCAAGAGATGTAATATTGGCTTCTAAAACTTGATTATTAGCAGCTGAAAATGAAACTTCTTTGATAATATCTCCTAAACTTGGGGTCATATCAATTGTGTTTGTAACTAATGTACTAGCTGTAATATTAGTGATAGTAGCATCGGTGACATATGCGGATGCGGATGTTAAACCTGTTATATTTATAGTTCCGGTACTTGCAGCTGTAAAAACTACATTGGATATAGTTGCATTGGAACCAAGAAATTGTCCACTACTAATATTTGTTGCTAAAATATTTGTTGTAGTCATATTTGTATTCAACAAATTACCAACAGTTGCATCTGGGATATAAGCTTTAGCAGCAGTTAAACCAGTAATGTTAATATTACCTGTGCTGAGACTTGTAACAACTAAATTAGTTATTGTACTATTTGTACCGTACAATTGACCACTGCTAATGTTCGTTGCTAAAATAGCAGCTGTTGTTATACCAGTAGATACACCTAAATCACCAACAATTTGTAATTTATAAGTTGGAGCAGTTGTACCAATACCAATATTACCAGCGCTATTGACACGCATACGTTCATTACCGACAGTATAAAAGTACAAGTTACCGTCAGTTGTACTTGGATTAGCTGAAGCAAGAACTTTAGTAGTTTGAGCGATATCAATAACCCC